ACATTGACCAAAGTTCAAAAGATATTAGAAGTTAAACCAAAATTCAAAGAACCGATAATGAATTATGGTGCAAATCTTAATATTCATGTTAGGGTTCCTTCTGAGTATGATCCAGAGTGTCATCGACGATTTCTATTTGGAACAGTAATTAATGCGTATAAGAATCTACAAAAACTCGAAGATGAAATCATTGAGAAGCAAATTCAAGAGAGACTAAAGAAGGAAATTGAAGAGCAAAAGAAGCTGCTTAAGGCTGAAATGCATAAGCATACAGATTGCTCAAAGTGCCCCACTTGTAACAAGTAAAACGGATTTATAACCTATTTTTAAATTATTCAATAAAAAATGAGCACAAAGCGTAAGGTAACCGCCGCTGTTAAGAAGCAAGTTGCAGGAACGCAACGATTTACTTGTGCTGGAAATGTAGAAGGATATTCGTGTCCGTTAAGCGGAACTCCATTCGATGAAGCAGGATATGAAATTGATCATATTATTCCTTTAGCAGATGGTGGATCAAATGAAACATCAAATTTACAAGCACTGTGTTTGATGTGTCATCGTGTAAAGTCCAACAGAGCTTCTGTTGGCAAGAAAAAGAAGCCTACTGAAAAGAAGCCAAAAGTAGAGAAGAAGCCTAAAGAAGAAAAGAAGATTTATTATTGGCCAGATGATGCTTCACAGCGTCCACCCAGTCTTCGTTGGAAGGTTGGAAGTAATTCTTTACAATTTGGATTGTGGATACAACAATTTGGTTATTCGCAATTTCCAAATGAAAATGACGAGTATGTAAGACAACATTAAATATTAATGATTTCAAAATGGAATTTTTAAACCTATATTTTTTAAATATCATAACGTCATGGAAGAAGAAATCTGGAAGTCAATACCTGAATTTGAAAAATATCAAGTTTCAAATTTAGGAAGAATTAAGGGGACTAGATTCAATATCATTAAACCATATCTAATAAAAGGTGGATATGAAATAGTATCGTTATCAAAAAATGGAGTTGTCTATAAAAAATTGTTACATCGTCTAATTACAGAGTGTTTTGTTAGTAATCCAAATAATTACAATGTAGTAGATCATATTAATCGTAATAAATGTGATAATAGATGTATAAACTTAAGATGGGTTACTAATAGTCAAAATAGTTTAAATAATCCACATCGGGAAAAGGAAATGTTTGGCCTTCGTTGGCATAAAAGAGGAAATGGGTATTATGAAATAAGATTTACTGTAGACGGGAAAGAACGTAGTTTTGGAACAGCTAGAACACTTGAAGAGGCAAAACAAAAACGTGATGATGTCCTCAAGTAGAAGGTATGAACTCCCACTTTAAATAGGAGCATATTTTTGACCAGATTTGGTCGTGAGCTATCAATCTATCTCTGCTTTTAAGCAAAGGGAAATATGCTTTATATTCGTCTAGTTCGAGCAATTCGAAGAATTTGTACAGAATGTAGGAATAGGATAGAAAGTTTGTTCTATCGTCAGGGCAATACAACAAGAAGGGGGCTTGAATCTCTTGGAACATTGTACGAATCTTCTCCTCAATCTCGGGTGTAATTGTGGGTGGTGGATTCCCATTCAATCTTGATAGAATATGTGTAGCGTGTTCGTAATACTTAGAACGATTGATCTTTTTAAGTATTTCGCGAATATCCTTTTCAGTCATTTCTGCGATGTTCATAATGCGTCTCTTTTTTACCTCACAAACGACTTCATTCATTACCTCATCTGGAATAATCGTTGACTCCTTAGCTTGAAATTGATTTAGGATCTCATTCAAATGATTGATTTTCTTATAGGCATAATTATTTCGTTCTTTTGGTGGATCACGAAAGGATGGAAAATCAGATACAACCATCATATATTCTTCTGACCCACACTGTGGGCAAACTAAGACTCCATCCTCAGAATTTTCTTCCATAGCAAGATTACAACCTTCACAATGTTCTGCTAATACATCCTTTTGTTCACCTTCATTCCCTGTATTCAATTTCATACGGCATGTGTATTCCTCATACAAGTGCTTCTTTGAATGATTAGGGATATCCGCAGTAATATTGGCATTTAAATATTTTAGAAATGTATTTTGATCATTAACATTTGTTGTAACAACATTCTGCTTTTCTGTATGTCCATAATATTTAAGCATAATATCAGCATTTTTTAAATAGTAATTTTGAAGAGGATCTTGTTCATCAAGTCTATCTTTTAGTTCTCGAAGCTCCTGTTTTAGCTTTGAGCATTTTAAGATATCATCGAGTTCATTTGAATCCTCAATTTCAAAGATTTGTTGTTCTAAGTCTTCTTGTTGTTTTTTAAGTTGGTCAAAATTCGAAGATTGTTGACGAATATTGGAGACTATATTCTGATGAATAGAATCTAGTGTCCCTGATACAATATCAGTTTGCTTTGAACGGTATGAATCGCGACCTTTCTTTATACGGAATACAGTGTCCATTTACTTGAACAAATTTATTTGCCTGAAAATGTTAGAAGCAACAAGACCCCAACAGCAAGAATAGTTGGTAACATTGTACTCGATCCACGATTGGAAAATGACTCCTTCTGAGCGCAATTAGATGGGTCTACTTTTGTACACAAATTTGTGTCAAAATCTGGACTCAAACTTGGAGTCAAGAAAGCATATTGTGATCCAGTTGTAACTGGACACTGGTAACAATCGCAAGATGGTGATCCATCAGCTGTCATAGCGTTAAACAGATATAATGGATCTAATCCTTCAATATCGCCGACAACTCCTGGAATCAACCCATTCAAATCTGAGGTAATAAAAGATAACTCATTCATGCTTTGAGGAACCAAATCTTGACCCGTAGCCTTGTTGTTGATATAGTTCATACGAGATTGAGTGGATCCATCCGAAGCAACACAAGTTCCTCCAGTATTCACATAATATTGATTACCTAGTGGCGGATCACCAGTAATCATAATTTTGATGTATTGAGTCGCAGCATCTACGTTGGTAAATAATTGACCAATGGATCCATTACTCCCAACGCCTAGCGAAGTAGGCCCAGGGATATTGTCTGAGTAGCTATAATCAGGTCCCAAAATATCGTTCGATGTAGATTCTGGAGTTGATGATAGTTTTGCCCATACTGGATTTTTACCCAAATCTGCCATTATTCTTTACCTACGTTTTTTGATATGTATTCGCGTACCTGTTGAAAAAATACATAATTTTGTAAAGCACAGGGTCTTTGGCTTACAATAGCTTTACATGTTGGAATAAAAGGATACCCAAAGCGTACACAACAATAGAGTAAAGCTAAAAACCCACTACGATTAATTCCTGCTTGACAATGAACATAGACTCGTTTACATGTTTTGTCTTTCAAAAATTGATTCATAAAAAACTCAAATTTTGGATACCAAGCTGTAATATCTACATTTGGAGAATCAATGGCTTCTAAACACACATAGGTCGATTCAAATTTTTTTTGGATTTTTTCTGGGCAATCAATTGGTAACGCACAATTGATAATATGTGTAATCTGATTTTGTTCAATAAATTTTTCAGTTAAAATGGCTCCTGGACCAAATACAATGTTTGGATGAATAACTGCTAATGGATCTACTAGATATCCTTTTGATTTGCGACGAAATATGGACAGTGGATCTACATTTACTTTGAGTATTGGTTCCGAAAACGAATTTTTCATGATACTTGTATATGTCCCATAACGTAAAAATGCTGCGACTGGACGATCTGGAATATAAAGATTATCATAAGACATATTTCCATGTAGCAAGACTGATGAAGCAAGGTAAAGAAATCGCAAGGTCGAGGAATCGCGTTGGAAGCAGGTCTCGTGGAGCTGGTTGGAATGACCACACGATACATGCTGAATGCGCAGTTGTGAAACGATTAGGTGATCTCTCACAACTTCGTGGTTGTATCTTGATTGTCGTTCGACTCAATAAATCAAGTCAAATGATCAACTCAAAACCATGTCACGCTTGTGAGAAGTTTCTAGAAAAATGTATGAAGCAATATGGTCTTCGAAAGGTTATGTATTCTGCTTAAAACGAATTCAACCTGTCAAAATTGATTCTTTTTAAAATGGAGTCGATTTATGTTTTAACGTTTACTGGAACCGTAGAGATCGAGGATATCATGATCTTTACGACCCTTGAGAGTGGGATTGAATTTCTTAAGAAATTATATGCCACACACTGTTTAGCTGAGTTTAAGTCTTCGAACAATAATCGTTGTTCGCTATACCGTATTTATTACTGTGACAAAGAAGGTAATGTGACTGAAACAATATATTAAATCAAAGAGCTAAAGAGAGTACCAACAACATAAGCAACGGCAACAGCTACACCTGCGAGAATAGCAGCTCCCATATACGAAGGAACACCACCTGTGGTGTATGTATTAGGGATATATTGTAGAATAAGAGATCGTGGAGTTGAAAGACTAATGATCATAGCGGCTGCGAAGAATCCAAAATAAACCATGACATTTTTGATCGCATATCTTACAGTATTGAACTTGTATTCCATGCTTGGAGATGACGTAGCTGTTCTGCCGACAGTTGTGCTGACAGGATTGATAAACGGATCGCCGCCTCCGGTCACAATGGGGGCAAATGTGGTTGACTGCGGCAAGGACGGATTTTGAACTGGACCCCCACCCAATAAATCAGCTAAATCAGTTGCTCCTTCTGCCATCTTTATTTACAACAGGGCATAAACTATCTTCTGCTGTATACGTGTAGCATTTTCCGCCATTTTGAATTATTTTTCCTTCTATTTCTGCTACAGGTACACTTAGTTGATTTTGACCTCCGTAAGGTTTGTGAAATAGCAGAACAACCACGCCTAACCCAATCATAAAGGACAAAAAGGCTGAACTTTTTCCATCATGAAGGATCCTCTTTAGATCTATCATTTGTGATTGGATGCGATGAAATTAAGTGAGGTTGCGCTTGGCATACACTCAACCTCTTCTGTCTTGAATTTTACACAACCAGTCGGTGTATGATAAATATCATCTGAGTTTGGAGTTGGTAACGATGGTACCTTGCGATTTGGTGGTGTAAAGACAGACACAACAAGCAATCCAACGATAGCTCCTATAAACAACCAAGTGAGAGATATCATTTCCCTTGTAAGTATTCCTCTATTCTTTTCATGGTCTCTTGGTTGTCTCCAGACCATGTCATCATTTTTGGATTCAGATCAAATTTTTCACCATGAATCTCCTTTTCTGACCAATTGCCAAAGTTCAAAATAATATCAGCTTGACGAAAGATACCTTGCCATGAATATTCAAATATGTTCCGAAAATTTACATAACCAGGTGTATCGACCAAAACCATAGATGGTTGTGTAAACTGAGCAATGTTTGGAGTTGATTTTACGGTTGGCGGATTTGCGATTCCATGCGTATATTGATTATAGAATTGGGTCTTTCCAGTCTTTGGCCCACCCACCAAAATTACAACATTATTTGTAATTGGCATTTGATATACAAATACATTAAGTATTTAAACAAGATGGATGATGTTTTGGTTTATTACATTTTACAACAACGTAGTTAAGTACTGAAAAATTGGGATTACAATTTAGAGCAGCATAAATCGGTTCTGCTGGTTTCGCCACATTCCCAGGATACTGAACCTTTGTATTTTTTGCTTCATAGGTTACTCTAATTTTATTCGTATAACATGAGGCAGAACTCATTTACTTTCAGTCGCAGGAATTCTTAATTTTCTCTTTTTAGGTTTAGCTTCCTCTGCGGGTGGAGGAATCTGCTTGATCTCATTAAAACGTTCCCGCGCTTGTTCTATGGGTAAATCCTTGTATAGGATCTCCAGCTTCAATTTGAGGAGTCTGTCCATAATCTGATATGGGAACATTTCTTACAGCATTGTTCCACATGCGGGGTTCGAATGGGATCTGTTTGAGCTCCTCAGATGGAGCTGTTCCGTAACTTGAGTACAAAAAGTAACCAAACCCACCAACTACAGCCACAAGCAGAACAACATTGAACCACCAAGAAAACATAGAATCTCGAACTTGTTTCACCCACAAAAGGTTATTTTCAATTTTCTCTACGTTGTCTTTTACCAAATGAAACATCTCTAATTCAATACAAGAAGTTGTGATGGTCTCTTTAAGCACAGTCTATGGATTAACAATTGTATTAGGAACATTGGCAGCTATGGGATCTGCCTTTGTAGGTACCAAAGTCTACCCAATCCAAGCAGGCGGAACCCTAGAAATGGCTTTGGCTCCGGCTGCGGCTATTATACCAAGTGTGACAGCAGCTTTAAAATCTGCGACTCCTACAGAAGAACTTAACACTGAAACAACACCGATAGAAGTACCAACAGTTCAAGAAGAATTACCTTCAACAGAAGAACCACCTGTTGGTGGTAAAAGAGTTCCTCGTTGGTTCCGAAAGCATTGAGTAGATTCAATAGGTAGTTTCTTCAATAATTCATTAATGTATTCATTGTTTGTCGAATGGGTTGTACAAATAGAAACGTTGTTTGTTCGTGTTGCGAGTAAACAACGTACAAGTTCATATTGTTCACTAGGTTTTAAATCTCCCATACAAATTGTGATAGGTACATCTTTATAAATTAAGTGCTCGCGAATAAGATCCATTATTTAATACGAGCTCAACTTCTGCGTATATGGGTTTTGTCTGTGCGCTTCTAGAATAGCAGGTTCATTACGTTGTAGATATACATCCTGCTGTAGAGGCGCATTGTAAGTGTAAGACCCCAAGTTATCAGCTTGGACAGGTAGACTTATCATTCCGCTATTGAATCGAGTCGCATCAGACAATACTGTTTCATCTCTCTTGGTTTGAGCAGAATATTGGTCTGCGCCGATACCAACACCAGTACCATTTACACCCGCAGGACCTGGGCGCCCTTCTGCTGTTAGCTTCATGAATTCCTGATAGGGTTCAGTGAAAGCACGAATATAAGAGCTAAAGATAGCATTGCCGCGTGCGCCTCCTTCATACGCAACAGTTGTACTCTCACGAGCCTGTGCCTTCATGGGTTGCTCAGGATAAATGTGAGGAGCCGTTTGTGCGCCTACAGCTGTGTTTACACGATCCATTCCCAAAAGTCCAAAACGATCAGGACGGTTCTTCTTTACATCCGCTTGAATACCTGGCTGAGTAATGTGGTTTTGACCAGGAATGACTGGCGGCTCATACGACAACTTTGGATCTGTGACAATTCTTATCTCATCCGTTGTCTTTGGAAGAGCATACTCGCGTATCTGATCCTGCTGGAATCCACCTTTACCTACATTTGTATACCCATCATTAGCTCCAGGACCCACACGTACTTGTTCGACAGGGAACACATTATTCATGCGTTGGCCACTTACCATACGAGACTGTTCAAAATCAGTCTCGACTTGGTTACCAAAAGGATTTCCAGTAGCAGGTTTAGCATCATAGAATGACTTAACTTCACGCTTTTGGAAATATTCTTTACCAGCTCCAGTATGGTTATCTAAAATACTATTTGTAGCTCCCGAGTACATGCTCTGAGTCACACGTCCACCAAAAAATGGGACTTCATTGTTATGCCCCTTAGGATCCTGAGAATGAACTATTGGGTCTTTATGAGAGTCAATTGATCGTGGCATAGTTGTTGTAAACCCTTCATTGACGTCTTTTTCAGGCTGTTGAACAGCTAACATGTAGCCAACAGCACCCAATCCTAGTAAAAGTGCTAACTCAATCATTTGTATTTCGTTCTTACTTTTTCTTCTCTATTTTGACAGCTTCTGGTTTGACTGGAAAAATTGCAGTAGTTTGAGGCTTGTGAAAAAGCCATGTTAGGTTACGGTGAGTTTGATCTGTCTCTTGTGGCAACTTTGGGTGTTTCACAGGAGCAAATTGTATTTCATCTTCTCCTGGCACATACACTTTGCGACGAATTGGACTATCTAAAGCGTAGTTCATTTATAATGTGTTAACTAAATTTCCTGTATGAGAAGTAACATTATATCCAGACCAACCTGAGCGATTGAATGGAGAAACTGTCATACGTGTTAGCATAGATTTGAATTTGTTGACCATGTTGTTGAAAGAAGCATTATCAGTACCAGGAACTGGGAGAGGATACTTTTCAGTTCCTTTATCGGCAGGTTTTACACCATAGCAGTTAACACCAAATTTAGTTTTAGTATCAAAGTATCCACCATTAACTCCAGGTCTTCCACAAGCAGTTCTCTTTACTTGATCAGATTCTGATTGTAAAGTTTCCCATGTTGATTCCTGAGTAGGAAATAATGCCATTCCTCCTTGTGTCCAACCATATCCACACCATTCAGCTCCACTTGAATATGATTCTTGGATTTGATCGTATGTTGCTAAGTCAGCTTCATAAGCAGCGCAAACAGCAGGCGCTTCTTCATACGTATAGTTATTGCCGCTCACATAAAAGACCTCTTTCTTTTCAATTGGCATAGCACCTTCTGCTGGAAGAATTGTTTTTGTAGGTGTTGGAGCTGGTGCTGTTTCCATAAAACTTATATCAATGCCATCAGATGTAGTATTTATCTTGATGTATCCATACACATAGAGAACATATCCAACAATACCAGCAAGTACTATAACAACTAGCCCAGCCAATACTGATCCAGTGATAGCAAATGTAATCACTACAAGGCCCAAAATCGCAATTAAAGATACTCCCAATACCATAGGATATGACACCATTCTTGTTAATTTTCTAAGCGATAATAAATCAGAATTCTCATCATATTTGATAGTGGGAACTGTTTAGCTCCATGGTCTGTAACAGTTTGGTCATCAAATGTATACCAAGATGATCCTGGTGGCATATTTCTTCCCCTCGCCCACCAATGAGATCCGTTGTAGCAAATAATGGATAATAACCCATATTTACGACTATTTAAAACAAGCAAGCTAGAATAGTCAACACTTTTGCCAGGAGAAACCATATGGAACATCATAATTTTAGGAAATGTACCAATCAGCTGTTGTTTTGTACATCCATTCTTTGAACATTTTTCACATTTCCAATCTGATATTAAAGTTGGAGTTACAGTTGATTGAATACACTGAGAAATAGGAACATATTTTCCATCCGATGTCAGAGAAAACTCAGTTACAGAGTCCTCGTGTGTATCATTATGGTTACAATTTGTACACTTCACAATGTTTCCAATCTTAAATCTACAAAGAGCATCTAAAAAAGGTAACTTATCGCATAGATAATTTAAAAGCTCGTGAGAATCACCAATTCCATTCCCTGCTGGCATATGAACTGTTCGAATAATTTCAAAGAAATCCTGAAGGCCATCTTGACCTTTTGAATTCCAAATTTTCTGTAATGTCAAATCAATTGGATTTTCTTTATCTGCTTGATTTGAAGAATATCGCTGTTGTAGCTCTGGAATCCGAAAAATACCTTGAAGACAGCCATTGATCCAACAACTTCCTCTAATATTTTGAAGACCAAAGACCATTATATAAACGTATAATTATATGTGAAAAAGACAAATGGAGTTGGATAAAAATGATGATTATAAGGCAACGTTTGTTGACCAAGAGCCATCAAAATTAAAAATTACACGATCAGCAGGAAAGCGTCATAAAAAGAAGTTGCGCAAAACAAGACGTCTACTTTTGAAATCTAGAAAAGTCCGTTAAGAAAGGCTGTGGCGGACCCTCAACAGGGAATGCCTTTTGTAGATCAGGATTATAGTCATAACTACAATCTTCTACATTATCAGATTCATGTTTGCCACTTGTTGAGCATTGTTTACCTGGTTCCATAGGAACATCGGGTCCATAAATTTCAGGATAGGCTCCAGTTGATTTTGAGTCTTTGCTTGGCTGTGTAGTTGGAACTGGGCCCAACCCTCCAGATTTAGGTCCCATTATGGGAGCTTCTGGTGGCTTCTCATCTTTTTTCTTTTTATCATCTTCATCTTTTTTGCCATATGTTGACATCATAGAGACCACATCCTTATTGGTCATGTGCTCTTTACGATAATAGGTGGCTACCAAAATAGCTACGATACATAAAACCAAAATTAGTAACTCCTTCATTCTTCTCTTGTTAAAAGCAAAGAAATGACAGGAAAAACTCGTAAGCATTCTCGCAAGCATGCTCGCCGTACCTTGCGTCGTATTCTCAAAAAGAGATCAAAGAAGGGAGGAGCCGATAGTCAATCGTTACAGATCCCTACTTCTGCGTTTAAGAGTCCAGCAGCTGCTCCTTTGAACAGCGATAATGTAATGGGTAAAATTGCTTAATAGTAAACAAGAATGTCATTAATTAGTTATACACCTGGTGGCAATATATGTAACTTAGGTGTTTCATATAAAAATCCAGGACCACAAGGAGCTCAAGGACCTACAGGTCCAACTGGACCACAAGGAGATCCTGGAGGCGCAACGGGTCCAACTGGTGCTACTGGTCTCCAGGGAGCTACAGGGGCTACGGGTCCTCAAGGAAATACTGGAGCTACGGGTCCTCAAGGTACGACAGGACCAACAGGAAGTACAGGCGCTACGGGTCCTCAAGGTGCTACTGGACCACAAGGGATTCCTGGAGAAGCAGCAGCTCAAGGAGCTACAGGAGCTACAGGAGCTACAGGAGCTACAGGAGCTACAGGAGCTACAGGAACTACAGGTCCTCAAGGAGCTACAGGAGCTACAGGAGCTACTGGGACTCAAGGAGCTACAGGTCCTCAAGGAAATACAGGAGCTACAGGAGCTACAGGTTCTACTGGACCTACAGGATTAACAGGAGCTACAGGTTCTACTGGACCTACAGGATTAACTGGCTCAACAGGAGCAACTGGACCTGTAAACACAAGCACATATGCAACTGCTTATTCTACTTCTGATCAAACATTGGCAAATGGAGTAGCGGCACATATAGCACACGATACTGCAGGTGTTTCAAATGGAATTACAATTGTTACAGGCCTTGCTGGATATTTCCAAGTCCCTGCAACTGGAGTTTATAAACTCATATATTCTATACAGTATCTTGGAGCTGGTGGCGGTGGTAACCTATATGTGTGGATAAAAGTAAATGGTACAAATGTGCCAGATTCAAGCACATTAGTTATATACCAAAACAACCAAGAAGGTGTACTTTGTACTGAGTTTTTACTAAATCTAAATGCTTCTGCTCAAGTACAAATTTGGGGATTATCGACTGGATCAAGCTGTACAATCAATTATTTTGCAGCTGCAGGAACACCACCCAATAACTATCCAGCAGGTCCAGGAATTATTACCAATATGTATCGTATTGCTTAATTTAATGTAAATAAATACAACGTCTTATTCAACACACCTACAATTTCATCACGAATATTCAATAGATCTGTATCTGTTGACTTTAGCTTTTTAGGCAATGTATGAGTCATCCAATCGATTGCCTCCTTCATCAAAGCGGGCGCTTGCTTGTCATGAAAATTGCGAACATGAATCGTTCCAGTCTTCGCAGTCAATTTAGGGCGACCATATTTGCCCATATATGTTTCAACAAAACTATCAATAAGATCATCCAAAGATTCAATTAATTTACCAGCAGCCTCGTGGCGAGGAAAATGCATAGTTTGCCAATGGTAAATCTTGACTTGGTCATACAAATTCATCAAAACATTGATAATTTCACCAGACATTTATTTCTTACCATAGTTTTTTTGGTTGATTGGCATTGACTCAGTCTTGAACACGCCTTGAGAGATAGCACCTTCTGAAGCTTGAACTCCCTCCCATGTTCCTTGCATGGCATCATATCTTGCTTGAATTTCGGGTTTGCGAACCATCAAATCCATAAATCCAGTGACTCCAGTTTCACTGCTAGATGTTTGGTAGGGAGGAACCGATGTACCAGGAGTCTGGTAACCATTCAAAGCTGTAATATATCCTTTCCAATGATCTTGCCAATTTGACTTATTATCTTTTGCCACTTGATTATTCATTTGTATTCTTTAAACTTTAAAAGTTTGTTCCGAACACCATATTGGTTGATCATCTTGATTTGTCCATTGAATACGAGATACAACTTTTCCACTTACATCAGGAAATATCCCGTTTGTTGTCTCATTATAGGATCCAGCAACCTTTGGGCAACTTGTTTGTGTACACAACTCATCATTCGTTACTGGTAGAGGAATTCCATTTAGTTTAATTGAATAAGCAGCATTTCCGCCAGTTATGTCAGATTTCAAATCATAAGCAACCCAAAATTCTGTTGTATCCCCAGCTACTGGGTTTTCTGGACTAAATCCCATACCTGTAATTTTTGCTTGGTCTGTAGCAGAATTACCACAGTCTTTTAATGTAACAGCTGAAACACCAGTAAAGAGTGCAAAGAATACCTTCAATAGGTTCATTTATTAAATTAATCGGTTTAAATGTGTAAATGAAGGAGGTAAAAGACGCAGACGAAATCAAGAAGCTTATGAAGTCAAAGGAGCCAGTAGCTATCTTTTATTATGCGGCATGGTGTCCGCATTGTAAAGTTATGCACGAGCCATTTGAACAATTAGAGAAAGAAGACAATGGAAAAACTAAATTTGTCAAGATGGAAAGTGAAGATATCCCATCCGAGTTAGGAATTGGGGGATATCCACAGTTTATGTTGGTGAAAGCTGGAAAAGTTTTAGCAAAACCAGCAGGAGAAATGTCAAAAGAGGATCTCAAGAAAAAGCTATTTAGTCGCCAATCGGGTGGTCGTAAAAAGACTCTAAGACGCAGACGAACTCTTAAGAAGATTTAGGAGCTTGACCTTTTGGCTTTTCAGTATGTGATTTCATATCTCGCATCGAGCCCTTAGCAGCAACATGACCTTCATTTAAGATCTTACCATTTCTGGCAGGAGCTGCGGAAGAGAAATCGGGTTCATCGATTCCTTTGGACAACCACTTCTTAAAATCATCTAAATTATTTGGTACAGTCGCAGATTGGATTGTATGGAAGGTTCTCATAGCTTGTGACTGATCAAAGATATCATTTGTATCCATATACATGTCACTTGTCTTTTGGAATGCCTTGTAGATCTCAGCCTTTACATCAGCTCGTGAAACTGAAGCAGCATCAGGGCGATTTGGGTTGTCTTGAATTTCAGTCAAGAGTACATTCATAAAGGGATTCTCTGGAGTTGGCATCGTATATTTTTGCTTTCCAGCTACTTTAGTCTTGAATGGTTCGATTGTCTTTCCATTTGGAAACATGTTGTACAACAACATTGTAGCTACCATAACGATTGGAATCGTCATTATGTAAGCAGATACAGTTGTAGTGACATAAAGCAAAACAGAAAAGTAGATTGTAAATCGGACAACAGAGTTTAGGGCTTCTGCTGTTGTCATACCTTGCATGGGTACAAACTTATTCCAAGTTGCCCCTGTAAACAAAATAGATGGATCTTTAAACCAAATTTGTTCAGTCATCTTACTTTTTACGAGAGTTTTTCTCTAAGCGCTGTTTCTGCATACGGTATAACATACGCGCACGTCTTGCCTCAGGGGATCCACCTCGCAGATATTCTGTTGGAATTTCAGATCGTGTTCCTCCTAACATTTCGTTAAACATATTACCAAAGAGTCCCTGAATCTTTCGTTTGATATCTTCGATCTCATTGATGAGTTGTTGTTGCGTAAAGGCTCCTTTTTGTAGTTTATCTTGAATCATAGATTGAACTCTAGATACAATCTTTTTCATGGTTGGATGCTCTTGATTACGAAACATATCCATGATCTCCTGTGGATTCTCAAAGTTCAAATTAAATTCACTAATATCAAATTCTTCCACCATCTTGGTAAAAATCTTTGCGATACGCGTTTCGCTTAAATAATCAAGTAGCTCTTGTAATTTACTTTCTGCTTTGTCATCATTCAAAATTTGAGAGATTTCATCATTTTGCTGCCCAGACATGCTCCACATGCCTTTGAGTGTACTTACAATTGTACTGACCTTGTCTTTGATATCTCCGTGTAAGAAAGACACAAATAAACACATCTGAAGATGCTTCCAGATAGCTTCTTGATTTGCTTCAGATGCCTTCCAAAGTGGACTAATATCAACTCCGCAAAAGATTCGTTCTTCATCGAAAAAGGTTGGATCCTTTTGAAGGATCTTCATAATCGAAGGATAAAAATGAGTTTCTAAATTTTTGACTTCTTTATTTGTGGAATAATCATCCTTGATTTTCAAATCAGGAAAGGCAGCTGTTAAATCTGTCAAAAAAGCATCAAAGGTTTGCCGAGTATCCATTAATTTGTAATTAGTAAATCTATTTAAACTTGTTCTAATAACACATCTTGCTTTTTCTCGTATCTACAGGTTCCGAAAACTATATACCCTAGACAACACACACCAAATGAGAAAAATACACTAGCAAACGTTATAGCTAAAATTTGATCTGTATCCATTCATATTTATAGATTAAAAAATTCTAAATTACTTTTCTTTTGGAACACACTCATGTCCGCAAAAGTTAGCATAAAGGCTCGTGTTACTGTCGAATTCTTGTTTGCAAGTTTCGCAAGTCGTCACGCTGCTGTGTTGCATGAAATCACTTGGCAAATGTGCCAGTACGAAGTGACTTCTTGAGCAGTATCTGTCATCATACATGTCTGCAATGTTAAATTGCTCAGAACAATATCGACATTCTGCTGTTTCTTCCTCTTCCTCCTCTTCGTCAGAGGGGTAGTCTTGAGTTTTTTGAGACTCATCGTCATCATGGTAATCGCAGCATCCAGTGCAGCAAGCCCGATGTCTTCGGTCTCTTTCATCATCTTCACATTCACACTCCCATGAGCAATACGCATCATAATCGAGTGGAATCTCTTTTCTACATCCCCAACATTGTTTAGTAGTAGAAGCCATTGTAAATTGGCACTTGTTAGATACTTTTAGAATAGTGAAATACTTAACAAGATTTTAAGATATACATTTTTAATTTAAAAATTTCCATTTTAAGCCTTGTTACCACCGCGAGACGCAAATAGCTTCTTTTCAGATTCACTTAGGCAGACACATCCAGTATCTGTATTGAAAGGAGATGGACAGCAATCAGGAGATGTCTTGTTACCTACCATAAGCATAAGTTTATTTGAATCCAAACTTTGATTAGCAGGAGATACACCTACAGGTGCTGGTTCAGTCGCAGCCCATCCAGCTACACCGGTCATACTGACTTGATCGTAAGGACCAATACCTCCTGCGTTTAGGGGCATACCAATTTGCTGTTGCATAAAATGTTCTTTTCCAGAACCGCTAGGAACTGACATACTAGGGCCATATTGTACAAAAACTCCAGCAAGAACGGCTGCGACGAAAAAAGCAAGAACCAAACTAGTTTTATCAACCATCTTTATTATGAATCTAAGTATGATTTTTTATCCACCTGCTGCTGCCAATATGGATGCTAGTGCCAATACAATAGCAAGTAACTCTGGCTGAAACAAAGCTAATACAAATGAGATTGCCAACATAACAATAATAAACGTCTTCAATATACTGATAAAAAGTACAATAAACGACTCTAAGAATGAAAACACCACATATGTTAGATAAGATGTAATGTACCCTTGACCAACAAATCGTTTCAGAACATCACGAATCTTAATTAAATAATGAATAAATACACTTGATGAACTCGCAGCTTTTGACATAGTCGAGGCAGTAAAAGATAACATAAAGTTTCTCATTCGAGAAAATAGGTTACGAAAGATCCCTAAGGATCCCGTCATCTCCGTTAAACTCGATGTAAAGGTTCCAAGGAGTTGTCGAATACCATCCAATGGATACTTTAGTACTTCATTTCCCATCTGATTGAGGCAATACAGTAGGTTCTCTTGTGTACCAACGTCTGGTCGTATAGCTCCTGCGAATGGAAGATAAATTGGATTACATCTGTACTCATTCCAATTCTCTCGAATTTTGTTTACACTTTCACTCGCATGAATGATTCCCATGATAAACACGGCAAGTATAGGCAATCCAAAAAAGAGCCACATTATACTACTAATCTTTTATTGGGAAAGCATCCTGTCGCAATTATCCTATCCTTTATCTTGTGGAAATAGGGGTCAGTCGTTTCGAGTTCATCTAATATAAAGACTCGTTCACCATTTGAATTTGTAATCGGGAACATTGAATCTTCAGTAATTAACTGATAGAACACCTTTGGTTCCATCGTTACATCCAAACAGATATTACCTATTTCTGCTGCTCTATGAATCTTTCCATCCTTATAGACCCATGTACTTGGACTTACGCAAATTCCAGATCCAATTTCAACATAAGGCATGTTTCCAGGCATAGAATGAGCTATAACTGCTTTTACTGTTTGACCATTATCCAATACTTGTCCAACAGACATCATGTGAATAGGTACAAATCCATCCTCAACTGGGATCCTAGTTCCAGGTAACAATCCAGTTTCATCTGAATATATCTTTGAAATCTTTCTACCATTGTACAAATGTTGTACATAATCGCTCTTGAATCGTAAAATAGCAAGATCTTTACTTTCCACGAAATCTAAGAAATCAAATCCATCAATACGAATTCTATGATTGGTTGTATTGAAACAGACCAAATTCTTACATTGGACATCAGATTTCTCTGCTAATGGGTGTTTATCGACTCGAATAAATCTTCCTTTGTAAGCTATTTTGTGACTTGCTGTTACTAAGATATCTTTGACTCGGTACATTTGAATACCAGATCCATCAATCTTATAAATAGAGGTCACAATAGCTCCATTTTCCATAAGAACATCTCCTAATCGAACATCCTTCATAGCGAACTTTCCTCTTGCTGTTTGAACCTTTGTATTCTCACTAAAGCAGAGGAAGTTCATTGTCTTACCTACAGGACCATTGACTAAACTTTGTCCTGATTGCATGCCTCCATAGAAGATATACACAAAGCTAAACATGATGGCAACGATACGACTCATGAGAGTTCGCATACGAATTACAATATATTGCGTTTGAGACATTACGTTTTGAATTTTACCAAACACAGATCCAATAATGCCTAAAAATCCACCACGTACGCCTGACATCATAGATCTCATAGAGCTCATAGTTGAACCAATTTCGCCAATCGTATCATTTACGGTTGAAAATTCAGCCATAATTGGGTCCATAACAAATCCAGCATAATCGTGGAATCCCTTCATCGTACATTTGGTAAAATTTGAAATAACATCATCTCCAACCATCCCTGCCATAGGCATATAGATTGGGTTACATCGATACTGAACCCAATTTTTCTTTACATGAGCAACTTGACTAAGACCAAATAAATATAAGCTGCTAATTACGGCAACTACTGTAGCTACCAAAACAATAGCTGTTTCCATTATTTAATCATCCTATGTTTTAGCACGAACGAGTACGACCAATATAACGATCATACATAGAAACATGATGACCCAGAGCATGGTAAAAGCAAGAAGATATGGATATAAATATTCAAACACCTTCGCCAGGATGGGTCGAAGGATATTTAGTTCAAAGTAGTTTTGGAACTCGGGGGATGCAAAAAACAAAACTGGATCGGCTAAAGGGTGCTTTTTCATGATGTTTTTTGTCTTGGTTTGGATATAAACATAAGGATGAAAAGTTCGCAAACTACTCGTCTAGCATTGGTTCTTGGTGGCGTCGTTGTTGTAGCCTATCTTTTGAGCAACTATACCGGAGCTAAGAACTCCGTAGGTGAAGGCCTCGAGCAAGTAAAGGGTGCGTTAGGCGTTCAAGGTCCCTTGTCTGACTCTGGTCCTTATGGTAAGCCTGTTAGCAGCGCTGGCAGCAACGCACAGCCTGTAGAATCTGTACAAGGTCGTCATCCTTCCTCTCAATCAACATACACAGATAGCACACTAACTGCTAATGAATTACTCCCTAAGGGTAGCCTTGGTGCGTCTTGGGCTGCTGTCAATCCTTCCTCTATGGGTGATCTAAAGGGTCAGAACTTCTTGGATGCCGGTTACCATACGAATACAGCTATCGCAGGTGTCTCTCAGACCAACAGAAATGCGTCTTGGGATGTCCGATCTGAACCCCCAAATCCTCAATCCAAGGTTGGTCCTTTCTTGAACACAACTATCGAGACTAACCCATTCAAGCGTGGTTTGGATGCTTAAGTAAAAAATAAGTCAAAAATCTTCACCTCTGGTTCATCGATTTTTGGGTTGACTACGGGCACCACCCTCTTTTTTACGATTTCCAAATGAGCTAATCGTGAACCCCTTAATAACATTGTGCATTTGCCTCCTTTTATAATAGGCCGCTAACACTGCGGGTTATAGGTAACCAACCTCAACTACGATTTCAGGCTATTCGTGAACCTGAGATACATAATTTTATTTTTTTAAATTCCGTTTTTAATAATGTGGCCTGTAGCTTTATTGGCTGGAGGAGCAGCTCTTGCGTATGCCTCAACACGAGGACCTAAAAATAACACACAAGTCCGAAGCAGACGAGATGGGAATGTCTATTCTGTTCAGGATTTACCAGACAAAGACCAAGCTGCCGATAAAATGGCAGAGATACATGAGAATTTGGTCAAACTCATTGATAGCTACAAATCTGATCCTGCGAGTATGACAGATCCACGAGTCAAAGTTATGATCGAACGATTTTATCCAGAAAATATGGTTGAAAATGATATTCATGATGATTCAACATCTTATTCAGAAAACAAAGGTCAAAAGATAGTCATTTGTCTTCGAGAAAAATCAGATGGTTATCCATTCGTGGATAACAATACAATCATGTTTGTAATTTTACATGAGATGGCTCACCTAATGACAACAACAATTGGTCATACGCCTGAATTTTGGGCGAACTTTCGTAGAATATTACAAGATGCGATTAAGGTTGGTATTTATCAGCCTGTTAACTATGCGCATAGTCCAACACCATACTGTGGAATGACGATAACAGATTCCCCATTGTAATATAAGATGTTGAAGTCTGAAGTTTTAGACTTTTCTACAAAAACAAAATATTTAATATCCTATTTTGATGATGATACGATAGATACGGTTCGTCATCATATAGCTAATGTAATGGATTCACATCCAGACAGATTGTTCATTTTGGTCAACCTAAAGTTACCAAATGATTATTATCAAAAAGATCCACGCAGATGGGATGATCTGTTTGCTAGATTGTCATACAATAGTCAACCACTCACCCAAATACCATTTCAAGAATATCAGCTTAATTACCGAACTCCACAACCAGAAGTAACCTTTTCTGGATTTGATCTGTCTGAATGGGTTTCGAAACCACAAGCTTTGGAAGAATTATATGCGCCAACTCGCGAATTTACTGAATATCGTATTTTTGGAGTTGAGGAAGATAAATCGTATATTTTGCCTCTCAAATTCAACAGCGCTTTAACATCTCGTATTCCAGCAGCTCGGTTACCGTTGCCACAGATCAATACACTTGTATCTAGTTTTTATAGTCCAGACTCTATTGTAAACTTTTTGGTCATACCATATGATGAAACAGCAGAAAATGCGAAAACTGTATATTTCCCATATTTACGAACTGTAACTCCAAATCGACTCAGTGAAGAAACCATTAATCTGCTACTAAAGAACCAAAAGACACTTAAAGATCTACTTGAATTTGAAGTATATGGTCCAACTTCAACAGCTGTAACGCGAGTTAAGTTTTATGCGAGATGGGTAACAACAAATTTTGGATCTGCGGTTCGTACACGTTTTGAACAAATCTTTTATGGTGTAACTGTATCGGAGGATGTCCCTTATGTTGGATTTTTTACATCAAACAATGAAATATCAAGACATAAATTTTACAAACCAGATCCAACTGTAAATAAACCATTTTTAGATATGAGTGTATGGAACCGATGGAGAGCAAGAAAGCCAATTCGTAATAAGCCAACACTATTATTTTATAAAGGCGACTCGAGAGATGATTTTGATCGTATTGCGATAACTGATGAAGATATTACAATTACTTTATACCGAACAGAATCAAACGCTGAAAAAATTGACTCTATGAAAAAGAAGGCACTAAGTTGGTTGAAATCATTTGATGCTGTTATGTCCTTTGTTGAAAAAGAAGATATTGATAAAGACAGATTTACAATTGATGATTTGGAGTTTGTGATGAAATATGAGCAACCAATGGATGATATTGATTTGAGACGATTTAATTGTATTAGCTCAATTTTCAATAGGCCTGAAAAGGATAAAGCTAAGTTTGGACTTTTGCGGTCTGATCGTCAAAATTATGGTATAAGTCCACTTGAAGTAAAATTGATTCAGATGATGCGAGAGGGACCCATCAAGCCAAATGTAGTTGCGACCGAACTCAATATAACACTAGAAGCAGCAAAAAAACTTATAGGAGAGTTAGAATTTAAACTTGAAGAGGATCCAAATTTAATTGAACGTGCGTTTCGTGAATATCCTACATTTGAATTAGGAACAGATGCTATCAAAGCCAGCTCAGTAACAGAAGTTGAACGAATTGAAAAGTACGCAAATTTATTAAGATATATTGTGCTATTTCCAGATGATAAGAAGCTAGATACAATTTGTCCAAAACGCATGGAAACTGTAGCTGTAGATACGGCGATAGCCCCTGTAGATACATTTGAAGTTCAACCAGAAGCTGAAGAAGAATATGCGGATCTATTTAGTTATCTTGAAGAAGAAGCTGCTCCAGTCGAAGAAAAGAAGAAGGAAATTGTAGTTGAAGAGAAAGTCGAAGAAAAGCGAGCTCCTAAAATAAAAAAGCAAACCAAATATGGTTATTATTTGGATCGTTTAGAACAATTTGATCCGGAAACATTCAATCCAGCTCAAAAGAATTTTAAATACGCAAAGCTATGTGAGCAAAGTCGACAACCAACTATTATTTCAGCACAAGAACTTGAGAGATTATTTGATACACCATATGATCCAGAAGAAAATTTTAAAGATGAAGAAATTGAAGTAACGTATGATCCAGATGGGTTAATATTGTGTCCAGAGTATTGGTGTATGCGAGACAATATCCCATTGACAAAACAACAATTGAAATTAAAAAGTGGTGAATACACTTGTCCAGTTTGTGGCAAAAAGGTAAGAACATCTGATAAAGATGATCCAACACAATATACAGTCATAAAAAGAGGAGAGTTTTTGTATCCTGGATTTAAGAAAGATAAATTTGCAAATGGAAAAAATATGCCGTGTTGTTTTAAGAAACCACAAAAGAAACAGAAAGAAGAAACTGAAGAAAACAAGTATTTTATTGTTCGTGAAAATATAGCTCAATTAAAGGAGCTTCGTACTGCCTTCTTATCAAAAGAATTATTAAATATACTCCAAATTGATGAGAAATATGAGATTCTTGAGAAAACAAAACGGTTCTCAAATAGTATGTCTGGATTTTTTCGAGTTGGTATTGGTAGACCATCTGAAACTCTACCAGAATTATTAGGACTTAAAACAAAGGTAGCTTCACCAAGAGAATCTATTCAAACTATACTGAAATGTTCCTTTTTGCGAACATGGACACAGTTTGGAGAATCAAATCTTGAATCTATTGAAGATTCTTTGAAAAAGATTCCACCCTATACTGAAGATGAACTTGTAAGAACAAATTTAACAAAAATCATATCTGGAATTGATGAAGCTTTTGAAAAGAAGACACTCACAATTCTCCAAGAACTCGAATATTCTGCTATTTTCCTACAATGTGATATCTTTAGAGTGTATACAAATTCAAATACGATTGGATGTATATTTTACTCCCCAGTTGTAAAAGCGAGAACACGTGGAATTGTAATTCTACAAAATGGTGAATATATAGATGTATTATCTCATGTGACTCGTTACGCAAAAGGATTCTCATATAAATCAAATATTTTTGTTTCTCCTTTTACTCCACAAACATATACGGTGTTAGAAAATGCTAGAAGTCAAGCTTGTCAAACAAAAGTTCCTTCTTATGAAGATGCCTTAAAAGTTATACCAGAAATCGTTACTGAATCTCAAGCAGAAGAATATCAAATTATATTAGATCCATTTGGAAGAGCTCAAGCTTTTTATGTACCAACTCATATGATATTACCATTTCAACCGGCTCCTGTTCCTGACACAGAAAGTATTAAACGATTAGGATATGACAAAATTGGAAAGGAATTTATACCTACATATGAAAGTGTAAAGAAATACCTAAAAATAGCAGAAAAATATTCTGAAGGATATAATTGGCTAGAAGATTTATTCAATACTCAAGGAGAACGCGTTGAAATACTTTTGCGAAGCGGACTTAGAATTCCTGTCTATCCAGAAGCTGTAAAAACAAATCCTCCAACAGAAGTTATTCAAACTGTAAATGAAATAGGAGAAAATGAGCTAGTCTTTGGATCTCCATCACAAGAATTAGAGCAAACATATAAGCAGATAAGTTATGCTTCAGAAGTCTATGAGTTTTTATTATTTGAACTGACAAATGATTTGGATCCAGAACTAAAAGCTGTATTAGAAGTTGTATCACCAAAGAGAAGACAAGTTGAGCCACTCTTAAGGGATTGGTTTGAAAAAACTGTTCGATTTACTAAAATTGATAGTCCAGTGAACTTTATATCCAAAATACGAACACCGTGTGGGCAATTCAAGAAGAGCGAGTGTGGTGGTAACCTTTGTGGATGGAATGGCAAAACATGTGGCATACAAGTTCGCGAATCAATCAAAAAAGAAGTATTGTTCAATAGACTCTTATCTGCTTTAGTTGAGAATTCAAAAATTAGAGCTATGGTTTTAGATGGACGTACAAGTCCTTTCTTTAGTACTATTTTATACTTACAGTTGCCACATGAGCTTATTTATACTGATTTAAATTTACCTCTTTAGATGTTATCAATATCCACATCTTCAGGTTCTTCTTTCTTTGGCTTCTCATCTTCAAATTCGAAACCATCCTCTGCTTCGTCAGATTTTGTAGAATCAGAGTTCATAATACGTTCATCAATGAACATTGACTTGCTGATTTCTTTCAATTGTTGTCGTGTAAGAACTGCCATAATAACTAGATCAGATCCTACGCCTGCGTCGCCCAAGGCAACTACAGATCCAACATCAATCCACACAGAATGCTTTCCTTTGCCTCGAAAGCGGCCAGGAATCACAGCATGGACTGTATGATATGTTACATCATTTGTTGCCTCGTTTTTGCTGTAATATTCAGTTTCAAGTCTGCCATTGCCAAGCTTTTTAACAACTCTAGCAATATTGATTGCTCCTTCTAGGTCATCTTCATTTCTCAAATCAGATAGAAGATTTGCAATAAAACGGTTGTTCTTTGCAGATGTTCCAGACTCACGCTTTGCACCTTTGTTACCAGAGTTCTTTTGCGGCGGCATTTTCAACTATTACAATTTAAAAAAGTTTAGCTTTTAAATTCGTTTTCAAGCAGAATAGTTATCTCTGATCTTCATTGGCTTTCTGGTTACAGTAATCCGTAGGTTTCCCCACATTCCATCTTCGTCATCTTTTTTTTCATCTGGATCTGCTTTAATGTTTACAATTTGAACTAAGTGATTAAATTTTTCCTCTTTAATCATATCTTCAATTTCCTTAGGTACAAACACAGGAACCTTCCTACGCTTATCATCTTCATCAAGAACTTCTTCTTTCATATAGAACTCGATACGTTCGTTAATAGCATCTGCTACATCACGTAGCGACGCACATACCGAAAGCGGGTAATTGTCTTGTTTCCAATCTTTACTTGATCCACCAGCCATAACAACCCAAACGGATTGTTCAACTTTGGGTTTGATTTCAACAGGCTTTGCTTCAGCCATCTTGCACTTTGCTTTATTGTGACCAGGTTCGTGACAGATGCTACACTTGTTAATACGCTTAGGTTGCTCTGCCATTTAAATTTGGTAGAGTTAGGAGTTTCATTAAAAAATCCGTTTTTGAAACTTATTGATTGCCTTTTGGTGGCATAGGGTGTACATGACGGCCAGCACGCTTCTTCATCAGATCATCATATGCTTTCTTAAGATCCTCATCTGAGGTTCCTTCAAGAACTTCGTCATCAATTGCGTCTAGCATCTTTTCGCGTTCTTCAGGAGTTAGCTTGAACTCCTTAGGAGCATTTGCCTTTTTGGCTTCCTTTCCTGCCTTCATCTTCGCAAGACGTTCTGCCTGTTGCTCAGGCGTTAGATTGTCCCACCAAGAAACCTTCTTAGGCTTCTCATCTGTTTCATCGTCAGTTGTCTTCTTAGACTTCTTCTCTTTCTTAGGCTTCTCTCCATCATGCTTTAGCTCTACGAGAGCAGCCGCGGCTTCGCGTTCTGCTTTCTTTGCCTTTTTAGCTGCTTGCATCTTCGCAATCTGCTCAGGAGTCAAAGTACGCTTGGGCTTAGGTTCAGTAAAATCTGCCATTTTAACTTGTGATCTTTGTTGAGATCAAAAACATAAATCCGTTTTTACAAATTTTTGGTAATTGTATATATTAGACCTGGCACACCTATAAATGTTCCTATAATCAAAGCAATTCCAACCCAAAATGCCCAATGAGAAGTGATCGAACGATTACCATATATAACAAGAACAATACCAAGTGCTATAGCAAGTACTCCTAGAGCTAACCATAGCGGATCCATTTATTAATATCAAATATCTTTTGAATCTGATATTAAAATTTTTAACAAGTCATAGAGTATTGAATTTAACAAACTTTAAGCAGTAGCAGGCTTCAAGAAGTGAACCTTGAGGAAGCTCTGGAGGTTCAAGTAGGTAACTTCCTGACCGTCCTTCACACGGAGGAGCTTGGCCAACTTAGCATCAGGGATGATGCGGCGCTTGAAGTTGGGATCAAAGCAGTTGTGGGTCTTCACATACGTGCTGATGAACTTGGTCACCTCAGTCTGGCTGCGCTGGCTCTTAGGAGCTAGACCCATAAAGCTGGCGAGCTCATCAGAGATGGGGCGCATCTTGAGGAACGCATTGTTCGCACGACGGGCCTCCCAAGCCTTCTTCTCCTCAGCGGTCATGTCCGCAGGATCCTTACGGCGGCGCTTCTTGCTATCACGAGCCTCACGCTTCAAAGCCTTGGTTGCCTCAAGAGCCTCATGGACAGCTGCGCGGATACGAGCACTTACATCAGAGCTCAAGGTACGGAGCGTCTCTTGGAGACCAGTTAGGATAGCATCAGCAGAACGGGAAGTAGTAGACTCAGTAACAGGAGCAACGGCAGGAGCAACAACAGGGGCAGGGGCAGGGGCAGTCACAGGAACGGTAACCTCAGTCTTAGCAGCAGACTTACGGGACTTGGCAGGAGCAGGGGCAGGAGCAGTTTCAGCTACAGGGGCAGGAGCAGTGGCAGTTTGCTTTGACTTCTTATCAGCGGGCATCTTCTTTGTTGTACTCACAGTCTTAGTTGCTTCCATTTCTAACGCGCTTGGTATGGTTAGTATACCCGTGACCTGTTTAAATCACAAACGGTAGAGGGCGGACATAATTATGAAACAGGGGGTATATGGTTCGACAGAATCGTATAAAATTGTCAAAAGAATCGTTGACACATAAAAACAGTATTCGTTTGTATTTTGAGTTGATGGATATTTATTCAAAATATTGAGTATCCAAAAAGCATAATGAAATCTCCTGGATCGACTATCTCTATGCTCATTTGCCCATACTCGCATATCATTATAGATTAATTTTAAGAATGCGTATAGCTCAATCTTAGATTTGGTTAAAAAGAAATTTGGATTAATTTGTGGTTCGGTAAATCCGTTCTCTTCACAAATTTGAGATATTTGTTGCCACCTATTGGTAATTATACTTTCTGTTGTTTTCAATATGTTGTTTTCATAATGAACTGGCAACTTACAACGAACTCGATAAGCATATAAATCACGTAATCGTTTGCGATTTTCAATACTCAATGGCTGTCGAGTATATGGATTAATAGGTTTCAAAGATCGATTCACAGTATCAAAAAGTGTACGAATATCAAATCCATAGACTTTACCATTTTCTTCAAACCCAAAATAATCAAACGGTTGTACAGTTTTGAGAGGTTCTAGTGACATAAGTTCATCTTCATTCACACATTTTGTTCTATCAAATAATCCTGGTCCTGCTAGTTTGATTAATTTACGCAAATGATATCCTCTCCAAGCTTTTGAAATTCTAGTTACTTTATCATCTAGCTTATTTACTACTTTCCAGACTCTAGGATTCTTAACCTTCACATGTTTACCGCAGAATAGAAGTCCTTTTAAAGCAAGACTTGTACATCTATCGGTAGTGTTCTTGTTTTTGCAAGATTCGCAGAGGTTCATTGTTATTAATTTTGAAAACGTTGATTGAAAACGGATTTACGTATTTCTAGCCTATACTATTTATAAAACAGAACACAGATATGGCAAATAACTCAATGTCAGTTGTAAACGTACGCAATTTGGATATCAACAAGCTATCATTTGTAGTAGGACCTTCTAAGCCTGGACGTAACCCTTCAATCAGCATTAAGTATGATAGCCGTAACTTTCAACTAAAGCTCCCCCGCATGAGTTATCGTTTGATGACTCGTGACGGAGAGGATGGATCTACATCTTATACACTAAGCGCATCTCTAAAGGGATGTGATAACTTTGGTCGCGATCGCGCACCTGAGACAGACGACATTGGTCGCACTTACAACTTCTTGATGGACTTGGAAAACAAGATCATCGAAGCAGCTATTGAAAACAGCGGCAAGTGGTTTGGTAAGAAGCGCAGCGATGCTGTTATTCGTGAGAGCTTTAAGAAGATCTTGCGTGTTTCATCTGACAAGGTAGACGGAGAGTATGTGCCGAATGGCAAGTATCCTCCAAGTTTCTATATCAAGATTCCAGTGTATGACGGAAAGGTAAATATTGGACTTGGTGTAGTTGACTCAAAGGGTAACGATGTATATGTTACTCCTGACAATCTTACAACTGTGTTCCCAAACAACTCAGAAGCAAATCTCGTTGTATCAGCTAGCATCTATGTGATGGCTGGTGGTGGATTTGGTGTAACTTGGCGCATTAATGGCGCACAGGTATTCCCACAGGTTCGTCTAACGGCAGCCGCTCTCTTTATGGATGAAGAAGATCAAGTTGAATCTTCTACAACTCAAGAGGCTGAGCTACCGGTTGAACCTGATGAGACTCGAGCAGAGCAGCGGCCTGTAACACCTGATCAGCCAACTCAACCTGCGGCTCCTGTTGCTCCCGCTCGGAAGCGTCGGGCAGCACAGTAGATTTCTCATACAACACAAATGAGTCGTCTACAAATAACAAATTTTCAAAATCTAAATAAGATTTTTCAATTAGATCTGAGCAACTAAACTTTGTTAACGATTGTTTACCACATTTTTTACATTCATAAATAGTCGGAGAATTCATAAGCATAGATGGAGTGACCAATCTATATTTGCTTGATAAACATCGATCAAATATAGTCTTGAAATCATCCTCTAAACAATCTTGGTATGCTTCGTTAGACAACATAGACCAAAGTGTCTTGTTTTTAGTTTCCCAAGACGAATCTTGATATAAAGTAGCAAAAGGATTCTCATAAAACCATAATGCCTTATAAATTTGTGGTTCATCTACTTCATGCTCAGCCAATCCAACTCGATTCAAATTATCATCATACAACCAATACACATTCAAATCTGTATACTTAGGATCAGATCTCCCACGATAGACATCTCTGCCATCATATTCCCATTGGTCTGCGTCTATATCTTCATCATGTTCTACAATGTCTGGAGATATATCGGTATAGACCAATCCTTTACGTAATAGAGAAAACATTTGTATCTAAAATGGATTTGTAATCAATCGGTATTTACGAATGATAACAAAATGAGTGTAACTGTTAACTGTGATGGACCTCTTGTTATTGATAGAGGAAAGTATGGTGAAATTATAGTAAAATATAATTGCTTTGAATTAAGAATTCATCGTTCTACTATTATTTCAGAGATAAACTTGGGTACATTTAAAAGTATAGAAGCTGGAGGTGAAGTTGAAATGCATTCTGGAATTGAAATTGGAAGTGATCGTGGAGTATATGAATTTAAATATTCATATGATCTGCGTGAATTAGCATCTACTGAATTTGATAGATTAGTTCAATTTCTTAAACCATTAATTAAATCACCAAGCAATACGAATAAGATTTGAGGAATACAAAGAAACCTCAGAATCGGGGAAGTAAATTTTTAATCCATCTACAATTTTCTGTAGACATTTCCATCCTGCTTCTTTCACTGGATAAATAACTTCTGTCTTTCCTTGTCTGGCTGTAATTAATACTTCAATATAAGCAGCATGAACTTCATCTTTGACAGTTAAATCATCTGCCATGTCGCGTAATTGAGCACGAGTATAGGGATTCTTCATTTGAGTAAGTTACCAAGTTTCCATGTAAACTAATCAAAGTTAATTTTTACGTTGACAAGATGATGTTTAAGGGAGTTTGTAGCAGACTTTGATAGCTCATGTCGTTTTCGTTGTTTGACAACTTCCTCTTCATGTTCTTCCTTCAAACGATGTTCCATATCTGCGTGGACTTCCTCATAATGCTCCTCAAGGTAATCTAAAATCTCATCACTGATTGCCCACTCGAAGAAATTTAACTGACCTACAGTTGTCTCAAAATCCATAAACTTGATTCTCTTGGATCGACAAAAAGGATCAAACATCTTTTTACTATAAGCTTTCAGATGTGACTTGTAGGATAGATAGACAATCATGTGTCTCTGCTTTTTTGTGATAAACGAAGTATTGAACTTCTTCGCATAATTAGTCACAAACCAATCGATCAAACGCAGAGATAGATTTGAATTACCTTCCAAAATACTTTTTACGCGTTGGATATTTTCAGCATTTGAATAGAACTTTTCTAATCTAAATAATACCCACTGTTCTTGTGTTTGAATCTCCATTATATCATTTTTGTACTTGAACATGTAAAACGGTTTTATGTTAATGACAAGAAGTAAATACAAACTATGTCTAAAGTTGAGAGAGTCAAGTTTATCGTAGAAAACTATGGTCAAAATGATCAACGAACAGCAGCTTGGCACGCAAAAAGAGGTCAAATGTTGACAGCCTCTGAAATCTACAAGGCTTTACCAGATGCGACACCAACTCAAAGACATGAACTTATTATGTCCAAATTACAACCAAGGCCCCAAACGATTGGAGCTGGTCCTCGTGCATTAGCTTGGGGGACACGATTTGAACCCATCGCAAAGCAAATTTATGAGGAACTAAATTTTAATCATATCAAAATTTTGGATACAACTTGTATTCCTCACGCAGATGTTTCATTTCTTGGGGCTTCTCCAGATGGAATTATTGTAACTGAAGATACGAATGATTTTCGATATGGAAAGCTTGTTGAATTCAAATGTCCTATTTCTCGTCAATTTACGAATGAATCTCCGGTTCCAAAGGAATATTATCATCAAATGCAGCTCCAGATGGAGTGTACAGGACTTGATGAATGTGAGTATATTGAAATGGGATTTAAGCAAGTGAATTATACTGAATGGATGGATTCAAAAGCAGAGTACAAATCGTTCTTTGCTATTTTACCCGATGAATCGGTTCGATACAAAGATATTCACGATTCACGAAATTCAGCTGATTGGCGCGAAGATGAACTACAAGATGTAGATGATTCTATTATGTGTTATTGGATCTTGAATAATTGGAGATCACTAACTGTTAACAAGCAGAAGGATTGGCTTTCATCAAATGTTCAAAGTTTTGAGTCAGTGTGGAAGGAAGTTCAGGAACATCGCACTGCTGGGACGCTTCCTCAGGCTCCGAAGGAGAAGACGACTCTTGTACTGTAGGATAATATCGTACCAACCAATCTAGTTCAGTACGTCCAGGATTTTCTTGGTAGAATCCTTTACCCGTATGAACCTTGAGTAGACTTTGAAAATATTCCTCATACATGAGTGCGACTCGATCCAAGCTAAAATTATTCATTGCCCAATCACGACAAGCTTTACGAGAGATCTTATCAACATTTTTACATGCCCATTCAAAATGATCCATGGTTCGGCAACGATAGCCTGTCACACCATGTAGATTATTCTCTGCGAATCCTCCCCAATCAGTTGTAATTGTAGGTGTACCGCAAAATAGTGCTTCAATTGTAACTCCACCAAAAGGTTCATTATAGTGAGTTGGTGCGATCAAAGCTTTGGCATTCTTCATCAGCTCGCATCTTTGTTTTGGTTCTATATATCCAATTACAGTTACGTGATCAGGAACAGACCCAATAACAGAAGCTAAATCACCTTGTCCTGCTACAAGCAACTTAGCTCCAATCCGTTTGGTTACATCAACTGCGATACCAATACCTTTGCTACCAATAATACGACCCACAAACAAAAAGTAATCTTGTGGTTTCTCGTTGAATTCAAAATCTTCTGGATCAAAATAATTAGGAATTACAGCATCATACCAATGAGGAGATTTTCCATATTTTCCATAAATTTGGTTCATAACAGCATACGATTCAAAAATATTTTGAGGACAACAAGGTTCATTTGTACACCCAATTCCTGGTTCTACAGGAATCAAATCAGGATGAGCTTGAAAAATGGGACGATGACCATATCCCCAAAAGCAGAGAACAAAATCTTTTGGTTGTTTACGGTTACCAACCTCTACAATAGCTCGTTTATTAAAAATTTGATGAGCATGATCAGCTGTGTTATGCTTAAAGAAATTCTTACGCCAATCATGGCTACCATATGCGATTTCAAGGTCTTCGTCGAATGTAACAGGAATATGTTCGGTACATTCAACTTCTGAATCTTTATGTCCATAATGATAAACTGTATGACCTCTACGTGTCATCATTTTACACCACTTTAAAACTTTTTGAGTAAATGCACAAGCAGAATAATCTTTTCGAGTTACAGTGTGTGGCAAACTTAGTACATGAAATCTCATTTATTTACATAATGAATTGGTTGTCTAAATAAATGTATACGCGCGAATTTCACTCTTCAATTGAAAATGAAGAAATGCCACAAGCTGTAAGATTAGGACATTATATTAAAACATTCATAAATCCATCTGCGTTTGTAGATTTTGGATGTTCAACTGGAATATATGTAGATCAAGTTAATAAACTTATGCCTACTATACCAGTTGTAGGACTTGAATTTTCAAAAGAAGCAGTAGAACATGCGGTTTGTCCTGGTATATTGGAATGTGATTTAACTCAACCAATTTATTTACAAAATGTTCCAAATACTCTTGGTCTTTGTTTGGAAGTTTTAGAACATATAGATGATTCAAAATGTAGACCAGTTTTAGAGAATATAACTAGATCGTGTAGTAAACTTATATTCTCTGCTGCTATACCTGGTCAAGGTGGTACTGGACACATTAATTGTAGACATAAAATTGATTGGATCACAAGATTTCATGAATTAGGTTGGATGGTAGATTTTGACTCTTCAAATCATTTATTAAATTACATGCGTAAAGGATATCATATGGGATGGTTTACTCAAAATGCTATGGTACTTATTCCATATAAGCATTTGCCATATTAACCCTGAAAGGGGTTTCAATTCCACGAATTGGTTCGTCAATGTAGCCTGACGACTTTAAATGATTTGTTTGTTGTTCATATGACGATGTTGATGTCATAGCTGTTTGCTTAACGCCACGCTGATCTAAAAATTCAGGAACAAACGATTCGCGATATCCTGAAAGCACATACAAAATAACACCTACTGCCACAAGAAGTCCCAAAAAAGCCCAGTTCTTCATTTACTTTACGTTGTGAAAAATGGAATACCTTTTTCATAGTCTTTTCATAAGATAAGTATGGAAGGTCGCCCATTACAAACACTTAGGTCTATGTTAAAGGATCGTGGTATCAAAGAATCAAATTTTGAGCAAGTTGGAAATCCCCTTGATCAAACACGAATGTATACATTTAGTGGAATTTTGATAATCTTCAGTGAAAAGACCCGTTTAACTGATACAGAGCTAAACAACTTTATTACCTTTGCGTCTGAAAACAATCATACAAATGGAACAATTATTGTGACTCCAACTAAACCGTCTGAAAAGGTTTTAGAAACCGTAAGACAGCACATTTCTCAACCAGAAAATCCACTTCTTCAAGTGTTCTATTTATCACATTTGAACTTTGAGTATGCTTGGCACCGAAAAGTCCCAAAGCATAGACTTCTAACGGAAGAGGAAAAGACAAAGTTACTCAAAGATTTCAATATGCTAAAGCTTAATCAACTTTTGAAGATTGATTCTCAGGATGCGATGGCAAAATGGGTAGGAGCTAGGCCTGGTGATGTTGTTGAAATTTCTGGACTTGATCTTGCTTCTGGCGAAGGTAAACGTTGGAGATATTGCCTCGCAAATGTTTATGAACCATAAAATAATGGATACACAGTTTAATACTCTTAAACAGAGTTACTATGACAATTTTTTACAATACCGAATAACTGGAAATCCAAGTTATCAAAACAGTTATTCGGCTGCTGAACAAGGTATTCAATCTATTCTCTCAGAATTAACAGCCCAAGTGAATACAAGCCAATCTGACATTTCTAATTTTTACAATAAAGAAACAGAAGACAAGCTACGTCAGTTACAATCTGATACAAAGTTCGCACAACAAGAAATCATTAGTGAAGGAGATCAAATTACAGCTGCGAATATGAGACAATCTGCGTCGTCTATTCTTCCTCCACCATCTTTAACAAACTACTATTATGCTATTGGGGGATTAGGTGTAGTTATGTTGGGCTTAATGATGATACGGTAGATGTTACAGTTTGAACAACACTTGATATTGGTGTACGTATAACTAAAAATATAACTATAAAAATTACAGCTAACAAAGCAAATAAATAAAGATTATACATAAACGATATTTCTGTTAGTTTCTCTTTATTTGTAGAATAAATTCGCTTAAGTGTTTCAACCTTGTTTTTTGTATCTTGAATATCTTGATATTGCTTTTGATAATCAATTAGGTCTTGTGTAAGTTTATCTAATGTTGTAGAACTAAATTTGTCTGTCCCTTTTGTAATTTGACTCACTATCTCACGTATTGCCTCTGAGAGATCAGAATTTATCTGTAATACCTGAGATACAAGTTTTTGTTGCTGAGCTGGATCCTTTTCTTGAATCGCAGCCAATAGACTAGAAGAATATTGAGTTTTCAAGAAGTTGTATGATTTTTGAAACTCAGCTATTTTTTCATTTCGTTCGTTCTCGAACTCCTTGATTTCCATTACATTTTGTTGAGATAGAATAAATGCCCAAAGTTGAATTGACTATCAAGAACGGTGTTCAAAAGGGACCCGCTACTGATTACTCTATGCTTCTCGAGATGAAGCGCCGTACTGCCAGTGTAGCTGTACAGAATGCGAAAGCAATAAAGGGTGATCAAAATAGCAAACCCTTTATCCGAGAAGGTCAACTTCAAGCAGGAACAACTCCAAATGGTGGAAGTGGAGCTGTTGAATTTTACATGCTAAAGGGAGCTCTTCATTTGAATCGTTTCAAGTTCTAAATTACTTGTAATAAAATAATGGACTTCCAGAACGATTATGATTCTGTGACAGATAATATCAATTCAATTGTATCAACTCAGCTGACGTCTGTGCTTCAGTGGTCGAATATTCCTGGAAGCTTAGTCAAAGCGTCTTCTTCGCCAGCTGGGTATGCTTGGGGGTATAACGCAAGTAATATCGTCTATATCTGTCAACTTCCTTGTAACGGAAATTGGCAACCTGTAGATCTTACAACATACAATCTTTCGTCTATTCAAGATTTAACAACAGATAGCTCAAATGTTTACATTTTGATGACAGATACATCAGGCAAGAATAATTTACTAATTGGTCCTGCTACTAATCAAGGATCATGGAATATGATTCCAGTTCCTTTCGCAGCAACAAACGTATTTTCAACAAACACCTATATTTGGGCGCAAGATGGTTCAAATAATAAACAAAAATGCCCTAAGCCGTGTACATCTTCAAATTGGTTAGCTGCTCCAGATAAAACTGTAAAAATTACATCTGCTAGTTCTTCTGGATTGTATGGTACAGATGCGTCCGGAAATGCCATGCGAAGTGACGAAAATCTACAAAGTGGTTGGTCGCCAATTAGCGGACTATCTGGTCTAAAACTAAAAACAATTGTTGGTCAAGCAGATCAAACAGCTCTGTATGGTATAGATACATCATCTTCTGCGTATCGTTGCGAAGGAGATTGTTCAACACCAGAAGAAGTAGATCCATTAGATACTGGAGGATACATGCCTTTGAATTTGACAGCAGATGGTGTTAGTAAAAAGCTTTGGATGACAACAACAACAGCAGGTGAAAAAGGTAATATCTTTAGTCGACTCGATAGTCCAGATTATTCATCTATTATGAAGGAAGTTACACCACTTGATCAAAATCGCGATAAAATAGCAGATAGTGTTGATGATGATTATAATCAACAAACTCAATTGATGGTTGCGAATAAACAAATATCAACAGTTGTTGATTTTTTCACTAAAATATTTAAGTTTGATGATGACACTAGTAAACAAATGAAAAATCAAGAATCAAAATTACATGACCAGGTTCAGGATGTTCAAGGTAAAATTGACCAAATAAACTCCATACAACCACTCATTCAAAAACTACTTATTGTAGTCGCAAGTGTAGCTGCTCTGTATATGGTTGGTAGCTTTTTAGGATGGATTGTTCATGTACTTGCGTTTATACTTCTTGTAGCTGGTATTGGATATTCAATTTATTCACACAGTAATCAATAAGGATGGGTAATCAACCATCAGCTCCTGCTCCTCCAACATCTACAACAACACAATTCGCTCCACCACCTCCACCAGTTTGTGATGCGGATTGTCAAAGACAAAAGAAATTGGCTGGTCTAAAAACTACCTTAGACCAAAAAACTCTTACAAAAGCTACGGATCCAGAAGGATACGAACAAGCAAGAATAGCTTACTTTACCGAAGTAAATGGTCAAGGTTGGTTAGCGGAAGAAAAACAGAGAATCGCAAATGATGAAATTTCACCTACAATTACTCAATACACAAACCAATATGAACAACTCAAATCTCAACAAAAAAATCAACAAGTCTTCTTAAATCTTATTAATGCTCTTAAAGCAGAACAATCTCAAGATGAAACTGACTTAGATTATCTTGAAAAAAAAGCCAACCAAGAAAAGGACCAAGTCGATGTTTTAAATCGTCTTGCTGTTCTCAATCAAGGATCGGAACCAGTTACGCCAACAAACTATTGGCCAACTATAGTTCAAGTTGTTATAGGTATTTTAGTTCTTGTAATTGTCTATCTAATCTATTCCAAGTTTTCAATTATCAAAGGCTATGTTGGTCTTGGACAATCGTCTGTGATTGTAGGAGGCAAAAAGAGTTATTAACTTAATAACAAGATGATACCTACGGCTTATATATTTTTAGCCATATTGGTTCTGTTAATGTACAGTATTACTCTATGGATGTCATCTATAGAAAACTTTGAGAACGGAGAAGGTGTTACTTACGAGACTCCTGAAGAAATATACGATGATACGTATGCTTCTATTTATAATGCTCTTTGGCATGCGAAGGAGAAACTTCAGTTTGAAGAGGCATCTCTACAGGATATAGCTTTGGCAGATTGGCCCAAAGATTCAGTCAAAGTCTTGGATATGTGTTGCGGTACAGCCCCACACGCCTGCTATTTCAAGAACCTTGGAGTTGACTATGTTGGAGTTGATATTTCAGAAGCTATGATCAATAAAGCAAAACAAGATTGTTCGAAAGCTAAGTTTCAGAAGGGTGATGTAACACAAGTCAGTATCTTCCCTCAAAAATCTATGAGCCACTGTATACTCATGAACTTTTCAGTCTATCAATTCCAAAATCCTAAGATCATATCCGATAATGTGTATCAGTGGCTACAACCAGGTGGCTATTTTGTAGTCCATATGGTTGATCCAGATAAGTTTGATCCTCTACTTGATTTAGCTTCGCCTTTCGCAGCCTTTTCTCTTCAAAAGTACTCACTTGATCGTCAAACTGATTCTGCTATTTATTTCGATAAGTTCAAGTACTTGGGTCAGTTCAAGAAAAAGAGAGATGAAGATGATGCAGAATATAATGAAATTTTTACCTATTATGATAGCGATGACAATGGAGGCAAAAAGTATCGTGAGAACAGACACTCATGGTTTATGCCATCCAAAGAACGACTCATTGATATTTTCAAGACTTCAGGATTTCAACATGTTGAGGATGTACACATGTTGAATACGGGAAAAGAATACCAATATTTGTGTTACTTCACAAAATAATGGACATCCATGATACTCGTACAGTCGTTGATTTTCAAAAATTTACTTTTTCAGGCCATCTAAGACAACATGTCTATAAGGTCTTAGATGAGAATATTAAACTAGGGCATGCTGATTACTCCTGCTATTGGACACTTGAATTACTTTGTTCAGGATTAGTTCATTCCATGTGGCAATCATTATTTGAATCGACTGCCAAACATATTAATCGAGCAGCTCCAAATGCTCTTTTATATTTGGTCAAAATGTATGAAAAGTTTTCACCCTACGAAGGTCAATATTCTATTCTAAGTATGCAAGATATCCGTAACAATCATGATGCCCGTACACTTATTTGTGAAGTAGCCGCCTCCCTTGCTATGTGTCGCAAAAACAAGTTACCTCCACTACCTAAAATAAAACCCGAGCATGATTTCCTACAAATTACCATAAACGAAAATTTAAAAGCACCTTCCGCCAATTACGCAAGACAAATTGTAAAAGAAAAGGACCCATTGGAACTGTATATTGCCTTGAATGAATTAACGTATTGTTTAAGACCTGAAGTTCGAGATTTTACAAGATCGTTATATTGGGTTGCTTGGATGCTAAAATACGCAAGTACATTTAAAAAGCAGAACAAACAGGATCTACCTTGTACGTACCGACCTAATATGTTTATTGATGAAAAACATGCGGACCTAACAATTTGGATGATTTGGGAGGCAGTCCAAAACGCAGCCCAACATTCGCCACAAAAAGGAACTTTAGCTCCCTACATGGATGCGTTATTTAAGTTTCATTGCCTTCGTTGGACACCAACTCTTCTGAAACCAAGATTAGTCTTTTTAGTAACAGCTATTTTGTTTATTTGTGAAAGCAATACGTTAGATATTCATTATTCAGTCCCTCATGATATAATCGCAGTTCATGGGTTAATTGAAAATATCCCACAATGGATATCTGCTATTATTCAGACTCAAAAGACATTTTCAAACTAAATATACAAATGGTACAAGTGAATCCTCGTCGTATTTTTAAGATATTGATATTAGCCGCTGTAGTTGGTGGTGGATTATATCTTATTATAAGTGGTGCGCAAAGTGCACAAGCATATAATTTAGTTCCCGATAATAATATTATTATCGATGCAATTGTTCGGTTAGTGTTTGGTGTACTAATGACAGTAATTGGATTTCCATGGTTATATAGCAATATCCCAAAGGAACTGTAAATAATTCTTCTTAAAGAAGTATAAAATGTTGGAAAACTTTATGATGGTTGCGTTGTTTGCGCTCGGTATGTATCTTCTAGTTACGTCTGTTCAGGCGCTCCTTGCTGGAAACCAAAGTGCCCAGAATATCGTATACATCGTAATCGGTGGTGTCTTGGTTGTGTACAATTTGAAAGTAGTTACTAAACTCTTTAAGTCGTAAACTTCTTCTTAACAACTATATAAATGTACTTTTCTCGTAAAGTTCAAGCGTCCATGGTCGCCGCGTTGTTGTTTTTTGTGATTAGCTCGCCATTCACCTACAAGATTGTAGACAATCTAGTGGGTGGCATTGTTGGTGCGGTTGTCCCTCAAGTTGCCCATTGGTTCAAGATCGCAGAAGCTGGATGCCCAACTACCTATGGTCTAGCTGTCCATGCGGTTGTGTTTGGTCTAGTGACATATGCCTTGATGCAGTAAAATGAATTTACTTTAAATGATATTCAGATACAAGTAAACTATGAGATTGTTAATCTTTGATACCGAAACAACTGGCTTACCAAAAGCCAGATTACCAGCCTCAAAAGGCCCCAATAATTGGCCACATTTAGTGTCTATTTCTTGGGTAATTTTAGATATAGATTCAAATCAAATCGCAAAACAAAGATACTATGTAATCAAACCAAAAAACTGGACCATTCCAGAGGATTCAGTCAAAATTCATGGAATTACAACAGCTCAAGCAGAAAAAGAAGGATTTGATCTCCAATTTGTGATCAGCGAATTCCTAGGAGAAAAGTATGATGTGCTTGTAGCCCACAATATGGACTTTGATTACAATGTATTGTACAATGCGATTGAATGGGATTTGGATATTCAATTTGGTGGAATCCAAAAACCAAGATTATGTACAATGTTGTTATCAAAAGATATTTGTAAACTAAGTGGAATGTTTGGATACAAATCTCCAAAATTAAGCGAACTCTACGAATATACATTCAAAAAGAGTCCACAGTCTAACTCATTACATAATTCATTATACGATACAATGATTCTCACAGAAGTTATTCAATCCTGTGATGAACTTAGGCAAAAAATGAATTTACCAACAAAACAGCAAGTAATACCAACTAAAGATGTTCGTGCAAAAGATGACTCCCGAATCCTATCCATTAGATTTGACATCCCTTAAAAAGAGGAAACAAGTTCACTATGTTTGGGCAAATGATGGTTGGTGTTATGTGCCAGAGCTTGAAAGACGCCAAAAGTATTTAGCTCACAAAACTGGAGCTATTGAGATTCAGGCTGAGGCTTGGTCTGGGGTAATTCCAATGTGGGAACATCTTGAGAACGTGGAGCTATGTCTATTTTCTCAAGAACCTCTTCTTTGGTCTGAGACGATTGGGGGCGTTTGCGAGATATTCTTAGAGACCAAAACAAGCCAAAACAGAAGCAAGAAAACTCACGACCATCCACCTGTTGAACAATTCCCTCTGTAACATTGTCAATGACAGCCTTGACACGAGGATCGTCATCAAGTTTATCGATTAAGTCTGTCAAAGGTTTGGCAGCTTTTTCAACTACATCTTCAATTTTTTCAGCAACCTCCTGTGTCTTTTCTTGAACAGTATCAAGAACCTTATCAGTTTGTTCTTCAACCTTATCTGCTATTTCTTCAGATTTTTGTTCAATAAGCTCCACAACTTTTTCTTGAATCTCTTCCTTTTTTTCTTCTAGAACAACCTCAATTTTGTTTTCAGAAATGGCTTGTACAACAACAGAAGCCATTGCGTCTTTACCAGCAGCAGATAAAACTTTCTGTTGAACAAATGGTAGTGTTAGACGTTTTGTATGTTGCATTTGCTACTATAGCAGTGATGGTATTTTTACAATTAATAACGTTCTTTGTGACACGAATGATGTATCCTCCAGAGCCAAAGATTATTTATCGCGATGTGCCTGTAATGCAAAAACAAGTCCAATTCGCACAACCACCAGTTCAACAGCCTCCACCGCTCTTCCCTCAAAACGGACCAGCTTTAACACAAACTCAACAAGAAGTACAATTGCCCGAATATGAGCCTCGCAAGCCAGCTTCAGACTCGCTACGAGTGGACCCCGAACTACCGCTTGGTCTTAAAGAAACCCGTCCCGAAGGATTGTAAAACATTTAGGGTTCCTCAAACAACATGTCAAAATGGTTGGATAGTCTTTACATACGATAAAAACATTCCCGTGTGCTATTGGATTAGTACACAGGAGTGTAAACAAGTACCGTGTATAGCAGATGAGCGTATTTGTGGAGACACATTTCTGCGTGTTGAAAAGGTAGATACTTTAAATTATATTGTTTCTGATATTTGGATGTATAATTCAAATTGTGTATATGCTTGCTCAACATTTGAACAACGATACAATTGGTTGAAGATTTGGTTACCAGTTGTTACAAAATGTATAGAGGGTGTAACAATTGATCTGATTCATAAATCTGAAATGGCAGATGAAATTAAAATTAAAGGATATGAGGAATACTTGGATGAAATTGGTAAACAAGGTTATTTTGTAGAAAAAGATGATTCAGAAGTACTTGAGATCATTAAGATGAACCTTCCAGATTGTTATGAAATAGTAGGTAAAGGTTATTTAAGGGTTCCAGATTTAAAGACTTCTGTTTATCTTCGTTCAAAAGGCGACACGTTCACTTGTAAGTGTATAAAATTTGATGATGAATTTTGGGATGTCGTAGAAAACATTCCTGAGGTAGAAGTAAATGCATCGTAAGGGTCATACCAAACGTAGACATGTGAAAAAGAGTCGCAAGACACTAAAAGGCGGTTATTACTCCTTTAGCGGAGCTCTAGGAACTGGTGCGCCAGCTTGGTCTCGTCACTCAGAGATGGGCGAGTATGCTATCTCTAGCCGTGGTGGAAATACTCAATATGGATCTTCTCGTCGGCGTAAGCAGACTAAGAGCAAGAAGGCAAAGAAGGGTGGATCTAGATTTGGAGCTGTATCTGCTTCTTATCAAGGAACTGGAGTTCGTGGTATAACTGATACTGTAGCTACAAATACGAAGGTTCCTCCCTTTGGTGGTTCTCAACTAGGTGCTTTTAATAACGCAGGCGCACAACCTGGAAGCGGATTTGGCAGTTTCATTAAAGCTCATTAAGTTTTTACCATTCAATAGATAATATGAAACTCGATACAGTAGTAGCAGGCGGAATTCTCGCCCTTGTAGCGGCTTATTTACTACAACGACGACTCACATCAGTTCTTGTATGGTTAGCTCTTGGTATTTTTGTTGGTAATTCATTACTCAAATTAAATAATACCTTGTCAGTTCTATTTGGTGTAGGTATTATTTATGTTGTATCGTTGGTGACCAAAGGAACATATGAAGGATTTGAAAACGAAGGTGAAGAGGAAAAAGAAGATGCTAAGAAGCCTAAGCCAGCTCCTCCAAAGACAGATGATCCTCACCTAGACGTTGGCACAACTATCCTTCATGCGTATCGCAATTTAACTCCAGAGCAGATTGGTGGTATGCGACGTGATACAAAGGAACTTTTAGATCTTCAAAGAGAACTCATGGGATCCTTAGCAGAGATGAAGCCTGCGATTGAACAAGGAGCTGAACTCCTAAGTACGTTTAGCACGTTCTTTGGTGAGCAACAGTGAATCTAATATTCTTTGCATAGCATCCGCATACACAAATACATGATATTCTGCGTCATTACAGGTAATAAAGGGTCCACCGACTTCTTTTACAATTTGCTTCCATTGACGAATAATTGTTTGTAAATATTTCATACGAAACCAATCTTTCCATAAAGTAAACACTTTTTGAAAAGATAACAACGTAAATATATCAAATGAATTTCCACTAAAAAACCATTGAACGAGTGTAATCAACGGTGAAATAATCATATCAAACCACAATCCAACTTTTTCGAAGAATGTTTCTTTTACGAATGTTTTCTGTAAAGAAACATACTCATCTGCTATTTGGAAATAGTTTGATGGTCCTAAAATTAAACTATAAATAATATTCGAATCCAAACGACTATTCAGTTTTTGGTTTGTTGGGATCATTTTCTATTACTAATCCTTCTAGAGGTATTTCTTCTTCTTTTAACGTTTGAGGATTCAAATATAACCATCTTCTCACATTGAAGAGTCGTGTAAGATCTGTTAAATAGTCTTCATTTACATGATCTCCATATCTGACTTCGTTGTTTACATCCTCTGTGATACTTACAATTTTTCCATCATCTAATTCTGCTCCAATCCACAACCATGGTAAATGACTTGGGCTTACAAAAATGTAGTCTGTAACTGTAATGTCTTCAACATCAAAAAATTCGGTACACTTTCGTTTACACCAAAAGAAGACCCGATATACTTTTTGAAAACAACTGAATGCTGAATTCATTTATATTTTAATACATAGATGTTGATGAAAGTGGCATAACATCATCGTGTTTAAGTTGAGTGACATACTTATCACGATTCTTCTTATCATCCGCAGTCAATGGAGTAAACTTCTCCTGTACATACTGAGCTGCCATACGATCAAGACCTAGACCCAATGAGATAGCTGTTGCCAACGCAGTAATAATAAAGGGCGTTGCGATAATCGCCCATGACACAACACCTAGCTCAACAGAACACAAGGCATCCAAAATCACGGTACCTGCTACACCCATAACAACCTTAACAGCAGCGGTCAAAAATAGACCAAGAGACAAATCAAGACCTACCTGAACCACAATATAAAGTAGGTACAAAAGAGCTGGAGGGCACAACATGTCGATAAAACGCATCTTCAGGTTATTTACATTTGAAACAATAAAAAATGACAGACCCTATCGATACTATTTGTGATTTAGCAAACTGTAGTCGTGAAGACGCAGAAAGAGTTTATTCAGAAACAAAAGATGTAGTTGAGGCAGTAGATAGGCTTTTTCAGAAACCAGTATCTGCTGCTGACAAATATATGAAAACAAAAAAACAATCAGCTATGACTGATGAGCAAAAAGTGTTAGCTGAAGCTAGAGAAATTCTAAAACGATTTGATGAAGAAAGATCTACTTTCCAAGGTCAACGCGTAGACGAGGGATCAAGCGTGACGCAGCTCCGCCACGAAGAAATGGTTCTACAAAATAATTGTTCTCAGCAATGTCAGCTTGCTTCTCTGGAAGAAGTGGTTCAAACACAGGAAACTGTTTGTCCGTTACAGTCTGAATGCTCTTGCGATTCGCAGTCGAATGACCAAACATAACTCGACTTTGATCTTCAATATCTTCAATGGATCCCATAGCTAAGAATGGAGTTGTGGCATAAGGGCGAGGAAAGACTTGTTTGGGTCCCTTCATTCTTGCTGTTCCTGGTGCTCCCCATAGAAGATCCGTTTGCGTATCAATTCCACATCCACCTTCAGGTGAATTACCAAAATTACCCCGAGCTATCATACCTGGGTTTCCAGCTACGCCCTGAACCGCCCAAGAATTTCCACATCCGCTTTGCGTAGAATGACTTACTTGTCCATGTACTTGTTGAGGATCACGAGCTGCTTCTCCTTGCCGAGTTGGAGCATAAAAGCGCAAAAGGCCACTATTGTCCATTATATGATGATTTAGAAAGTAAATGAAGTAGATATACTAAAATGTCCTGGGGATATCATCTTATGCTCGATTGCCACAAGTGTCTAGCACCTGCAATTCGTAATAAATATGTTATTAATCAGTTTACTCGTGAACTTGTGAAGAAGATTGATATGGTTCCTTATGGATCTCCTCAGATTGTACATTTTGGCTCTGGTAACAAAGCAGGATTTACTATGTTTCAATTGATTGAAACTTCCAATATTTGCGCGCATTTCGTTGAAGAAACTGATGATATGTATTTGGATGTTTTTAGCTGTAAAGATTTTAGTCCCCGTCAAGTAGCAGATATGGTTGATAAATATTTCAAACCACAACTTGTTCGTCCTAATTTTGTGATCCGCCAAGCTGGACCGTTAATTGAAAATGGAAGAAGTCTTAATAACCGAAGACTACAATAAACAATGGTAATTGTACAACCTGCTGATTGGCAGGAATCTGATTCTAATTTCAAATATGTTGTAGATGTATTTGGACGAAATCAAGACTTTGATGTCGTCAAAGTACGATTGACTGGATTTTATCCCTATTTCTATCTTCTAGCAAAAGATGGCGAAACCGCAGAATCCCTTTATTCTGCTATCGAACTCGCATCTGGAAAGAAGATCATTGGTATGAAAATTACTCAGGAACCCAAGCTGGATGCCATGAATGGATTTTGTGGTCTTAAACCTATCAAGGTTTGGAAGATCGCTTGTCCTGCTTTGTGGATGTTCAAAACAGTCATTAAGACACTCAAGCATGGATTTTGCTTGAAAGGCCGTCATATCTTCGCTAGCGACATTTATGAATCCAATTTACCACCCTTTATTCGTCTCTTTCACGAATTAGATATTTCTCCTGCCTCTCCTTTCGAATTTGAGGCAGATGAAGAATCCCCTGAGGATGGGATTATTGTGGACAAATGCTATACAGTTCACTACAAGAACGTAACTCCAAAACCAACTACAAATATCCCTTTGTATGTGTTGGGGTTTGATATTGAGGTCTATTCTGACTCTGGTCTATTTCCAGTTGCAAAGAATGATCTTGATGAGATTACTCAGATTGGGTTGAGCTTTCGATGGAGTGATAACTTACTCAAATCCGAAAGGAGATGTGTTATCGTAAACGGAGAAGTAAGTAAATCTGAGGATCCAGATGTTGAATATATCTCCTGTAAAAATGAGAAACAACTCCTACTCACATTCGAGAAATTGATCCAAGAAGAAAATCCAGACGCTATTTGTGGCTATAATACATTTGGCTTTGATGATGCGTATATCGCAGATCGGGCCTCAAAAAATTCAGTTCGTCTACAACTCGGAAGAACAGAAGGATCTAGTGCTTGGAAATATGAAGCAGCGTATGTTCCCACAGAACGCAAGAAGTTTGAACTTGCGTCTGGTACATTCGATGTACGCTATTTCGAAATGCCTGGTAGATTACCTATTGATCTGCTATTGAGTGTACGTCGTGAACAAAATTTGGACTCCTATAAGCTAGATAATGTAGCGTCTACATTTCTGCGTGATAAGGTTACCAAATTCGAACGAATTGATGACCAACATGTCAAGATTCACACAAAAAATACTCGTGGATTGTTCAATGGAAACCTTGTGAGATTTGATATTGTTGGAAATACTATCGATCCTTACCAAGAGGGCCGTAAGTTTCCAGTTCAAGATGTAGAAGCAAAATCCTTTGTTGTTGTAACAAAAGATACAATTCTTCATGATGTAACTATTTCAAAGCTAGAATGGTCATTCACAAAGGATGATGTATCGTTCAAAGATATGTTGGAATCCCATCATGGAACACCAGATCAACGAGCCAATATCGCAAAGTATTGTCTTCAGGATTGTGATCTTGTACTAACTCTCATGGCAAAGCTAGATACACTAGTAAATGCTCGAGGTATGGCTGATGTGTGCCGTGTACCTATCCAGTTTATCTTTCTGCGTGGTCAAGGGATTAAGATCTATTCAGCAGTCGTCTACAATGCCAGCAAGCGCAACCAAATCATTGTAACACAGGAAGGATTTGAAGGAGATACATCGTATGAAGGTGCTATTGTGTTGCCCCCAAAGATTGGTATGTATCTAGATCAACCGATCCCAGTTCTTGATTTTAATTCACTCTATCCATCGAATATGATCGCATACAATTTATCTCCAGATACATTGGTCTATGTAAAGACATTTGATGGGAATGGCAAAAAGCTAAGTCAACAAGGGTCCGATGGCAAGGAGTTCAAAGAAGCAGGTTATATTATTGATGAAATTGGGTATGATGTAGATAATGGAAGAGTTATTTGTGGATTCATCCAACCCAGAGCTGAAGACCCTCGTACTATTGGCTTATTGCCTCTTACTCTGGATATTCTACTTAAGATGCGAAAAGAGACACGAAAACTAATGGAGAAAACAGAAGATGAATCGCAAAAGTCTGTACTGAATGGTCTGCAACTTGCATACAAGGTTGTAGCTAATTCAGTCTATGGTCAGTGTGGTTCAAAAACATCACCCATTCGTAACCTAGAAGTAGCTGCGTGTACAACAGCTGCTGGCCGCAACCGAATTCAAGATGCTAAACGTATCGTAGAAATAGAGTTTGGTGGACAAGTTATCTATGGAGATACAGATTCTATCTTCATCAAATTCCCAACCAAAGATCTGGAAGAATCTATGAAGTTGGGTCAACAAGCGGCAGAACGAATTACTTCATGGATCAATCGTAGACCTTACAAGATTGAATATGAAAAGACATTCTATCCATTTGTATTGTTTTGTCGCAAACGTTATGTAGGTATGATGTACGAAGATGATCCATCCAAATGTAAGCGTAAGTCTATGGGTATTGCTTTGAAACGCAGAGATAATGCCCCAATTGTGAAAGATGTATTCGGTGGAGCCCTAGATATCCTGATGGAGAAACGAGACATCAAGTCAACTCAAAAGTTTGTACAGGATATGTTGGTCCAGGTCATGCAGAATAAGATTCCATTGGACAAATATATTATTACCAAACAGTTACGCGATGATTACAAAAATCCTGAACAAATAGCTCATCGTGTGCTTGCGAACCGAATGATTCAACGAGATCCAGGAAATGCGCCTCAAGTTGGTGATAGGTTACCCTATATCTATGTAGCTAACCGAAGGGACGAGAAAAAGCAGGGTGACAAGATTGAACACATCGATTATGTCAAACAACATAATCTAAAACCTGATGTAGAATTCTATATTACGAACCAAATTCAAAACCCAGTCGCCCAACTATTCGCTCTTGCTATTGATCAACTAGATGGATACAAATCGAAAATAAATTATGAGAAAATGATGAAGGAAAATTTGGACTCTGGAATGGATGAGGAGGATGCGACATTGGCTGTGTTGAAACAAAAGGAGAAGGAGCTGGATTCAATCCTATTTACGTCTGCTAATTATCTAACCAAACACAAGCGTGGACCTATGGATGCCTTTCTAGGACGCAAGTAAAACGGAAAATTTTTAATCAAATTTGTACAGTATTACTAGTTTAACTAGTATTCATATTTAAAGCATAAGCGTAAGTAAGATTACAGAAAGAAACAACAATGTCGACCTTTACTAAGAAGGAACGCAAGCAATCTGAGGAGGAAATTCGTGTACACATGGAGAAACACCGAGAAGAACAAAGACGCAAGACGCAAATCATGTATTTAGCGTACAAACTCGAAACCGCAGAGCCAGGATGGACTGTGGTGATTCCAAACCATCTAAAGGCTGCTGTTGAGCAGCATATCAAAGAGAAAAAGGAACAAGAAGAGTACGAGAGAACTCACACCAATGACTATGATGATGGATATGGTCATGAAGAAGAGTCTTGCCGCAATTGTGGTTCAGGAAGCGCTGATGTATTCGGCTGCTGCAGTATGCGCTGCGCAAAGAACGCAGATCGATACCGCTAAACGTAAAACGGAAATTTTTTAATCAAATTTGTCTACTGTAAAATACTTAACTTAGTATCTACTATTCAAGCTTAAGTATACTCTCTACAAACCAGAATGTCTTCAACTAACTTCGACGAATTATTGGCAGCGATTGTGGGTAACGAAAAGGCGGCCTTTTATGAAGGAGCCAGACAAGGTTACCTAAATGCAGTAAACGAAGGTAGATCAAATTTCAATTTCGATGATCTTCGAACAATCAGCGGCTTTAGCGCAATCTTAGCACATGGAATGGGAAATCCCCACAGCCGCGTTGCTTATGAAGCTCGTGCTATGGATGCCGAGTTTGACAAAACAACAAAGATTTTGGATGAGTTGAGAGACTATATTGACTGGAAAGCAGTCGAACGCGCAGAGCTGCGACGCTCTGAGGGAAACCTCATGATCGCGTCGAATATCATGGACAATGTGATCCAAGATGCGCGTGACAAAAAGAAAGCAGCTGAAGAAAAGGCTGCGCGAGATGCTCGTATCGCTGAAGCTGATAAAGCTGAAGCTGAAAAACAAGCCCGCAAGGCAGGACGACAAACTGCCGCACCGAAACCAGACGAAAAACCTCTCCCTCAAGAAGGGAAGATGGCTACAAAACCACAAGATGATCTTGATGAACTTCTCAGTGGTGGTGGCGGTAAGAGCAAAAAGGGTAAAAAGTAAAAACGGATACTTTTTAAATGGTTCCTGTAATTGACAAACTAATAAAATGAGCCAACTCGAACAGAACCTTGAATATCACCAACATTGGATCAATCTGATCCAGAAAAAGATGCAAGATCGTCCATTGACGGACGAAGAATTTACAGACTACAAAGAGCACAAGAGAATCTACAGATTGCTCAAAGATCAGCTGATTAACCCAGTGAGGTATCGGCTACGATCAGAAAACACGCTTTCAGGATATGTGTCCTACAGCGAATGGTTTGATTCTGAGTATCAGGCAAATCATGCAAGAAACGATCTAGAACTTGCAGAGGAACTCTATCCTTTCATGATCTTTACGATCGAACAGAGTTCTTCTCAATAGAAAACGAAAAATTTTTAATTAGATTTTGTAGTTCTACATCAGTTAAGATGAGTGAGATCATGGATACCCTTAATTATCATATTAAGCGCATGAATATGCTCGAGAAACTTTGTCGTCTATTAACGACTGAGGAAGAGACAATTCTTACCTATCATAAAGAACTGTATACTCAGCTGAAACACGAGCTGCTAACGCCGCACTTTCGTGTAGAGATGTTAGTCGATGGAAGTATCATTACATGTAGTAAATGGTACACCTCAATGCCTCCGATAGATCGACAAATTCGTCTGTTCTTCAATCATAGAAACTTCCCAAATGCGACATTTAGGGTTGTACGGCGATAAGAAAACGGAATTTTTTAAATGAAATGTATAGTATTTCACTATATTCTAAAATGAGCTTATCATTCAATCCTGAAGATCTTGCCCAACAGCTTGGCGATAACTACGCCGTTGGCCATGATGGAGGTGGAGCAAATTTTAGGATTCTTATTTGGAAAGCAGACGAAACAAACAGATGTTTTGATACAGCACTTGCGTTTGCAAGCTGTGTATGGCTGCTTGTACATTACAATTCAAGTGACCCACGAGCGTGGTCATTCAGTAAAAAAGATTCATGCAAGGGAACAACCGTTTACGGAGAAACCCTTGCACTTTCAGATGCGGTCAATGCATTCAAAAAGCTTTTAGAGTAAACGAACTATATAATCCACAAATGGAGGAACAAATGTTAGATGTAATTGACAACCTCATTGATGGTAGAAATAGCCTTTTTACACGTATTGGTCAAATTTCTCACCAACAAAGACCTGCGTTACTTTCTAGGTTTATGATGAATGAAATTGTATATCTTGAAATGATCAACCGAGTTTACAATACACATAATAGGAACAATTTGACACAAGCTGTATTAACACTTACAGTTCCTCCTAATTTTTCAGATCCAGTCAACGTTACTGCAACTTCTCAACAAATTCAAAATGCGATTGAACATATTACAAGCACGACTGACCATTGTGCTATTTGTCAGGACTCGGTTTCTTCGAACGGTGTGAAGATTCGCCATTGCGGACACGTTTACCACCATTCTTGCCTTCTTGATTGGTTTGCGGTAAGTGTTCGCTGTCCTGTTTGCCGACATGACATCCGAGAGGGTCAGGCAACCCAAACGCCCGCTGTTTCAACACAAACGTCTTCTCAATCGTCAACCCAGTCGGAGGAAATTGATACTTCGGAATAGTATCTGATTTTCCATATTGAACTCTATGAAACATACGTCGAATATCGTAATTACATTCTTTAATTAGTTCAGACACATCTTGATCAGGAAAGAGATCCTCTAGATCTGCTGGTCTGGGTGGGAAGCATCTTACAATTTCGATAAGATCTGTATTTCGTTTAAAAATAGTTGGAACTTCATTGCTTGTAAAAATAATGGGTACCTTACGATCCTTATCTTTGATCCATTGAACAATTTTTCCTTGCGCATGAGGATCTGATCCATCAATTTCGTCTAACACTACACATGTTTTTGTATTTATATCTCCACGCAAAAAAGAATGAATATTAATAGCTGATCTACAAGCGTCTTTAATTTTTTCAACATCTTCAAAACTACGAATCGCTTTACTTGCGTTAATTTCAAGTGGATCAAATCCAAACGATCTAGCAGCAGCCAAAGCAAGAGTTGTTTTTCCGATACCTGGAGATCCAGTCAATAATACAGATTTTTCAAAGGTCTTTGATTCTAGGTATTTTTGAAGAAGATCTTTTGCTTCTGTATGACCAATTACATCATCTAAAAAGGTTGGCCTGTGGGCTTCCGAATACATTACTTTATTAATGGAAATGTGTTTAAACAGTGAAAAACAATTAAAAGTGCTCTGATAGCTCAGTTGGTAGAGCATCTGTCTTATGAGCAGAGAGTCGTGGGTTCGATCCCCACTCAGAGTATTTTACCCACAAAATCCACCCCAAGTTGTACCACACGATCTAGCCACGTTACACTTTGCAGCATATGTATTCAAAGTCGGCATGTCTGGATTAAATGGCATACAGTGTGTATCATAAGCTGGTTCACACATCTTCGTAGTCACATTAAAGTTCCAACGATCAGGACATGTTCCCATAGATGTAGCTGTTGGGCTAAACACCATCTGCGGATTGATTGCGAATTTATAAATCACCAAAAATAGTGCGGTAAACACAGCCACCATAAGGGCGGTAACCATATACTGCATTCTTTCTTTTTTACAAGGAAAGGAAATGGATGTTGCTCGGCATGTTTTTACGACATATTTCAATGATGTAACAAATGTACTTGTTCGGCATCACTTGGACTCTTACGCAGATTTATTGAATACAAAAATTCCAAACTTCATCAAAGGCATCAACCCTATCAAACAAGATTTAGGAGATGGTCGTCAAATTCATGTCTATATTGGTGGCAAAGATGGAACCGAAATTAAATATCTTCCACCTGTAGATGACTTTGGAAATGCGATTCTTCCTCATCTATGTCGTCTTGAAGATAAGACCTATAAGCTAGGTATCCAATGTGACTTCGATATTGAGTATATTTTTGAAACTGAAACTGAAACTGTTAAATTCAAAGATGTTATGTTGGCAGAAATTCCCCTTATGTTGAAGAGCCAACTCTGTTATTTATCAAACATGAGTTCTGATCAGTTGTATGACGCAGGCGAATGTAAGTTTGAGTTAGGTGGTTACTTTGTAATTGGAGGAGCTGAAAAGGTTCTTTTGACACAAGAACGATTAGGCGAAAATATGTTTTATGCTTCCAAGCGTGTTCGAGTATCATCTAGCGGAGGACAAACTAGAAGTCTTACTGAAAAAGAAGATGCGCCAAAGCTTACTGAAGGTGTCACAAAAGGCGAAGAATACGAATATATCGCAGGAGTTAAGTCTATTTCTGAAGATGGAACAAATGGACCATCCACTCACTTTTTGACGATTCCTCCAAAAAACATCAAGCCGACCGATCCAGCTCTTTTGGCAAAAACAACTGACTTTTCTGCTTTTTCTACAAATCGATTGGCAATTATCAATCTACCTGGATTTAGCCAGGAGATTCCTTTAATGAGTGTATTTTATGCGTTGGGGCTCACAAGTGACCAGGACATTTATGATACAATTCTCGCAGGTATTCCTGATAAGGAAAGACAGCCCTATGATGAGATCTTTATGGAGCTTGTTCTCAGCCATGAGAAGTTTCTAAAGCAGATGATGGCTCAAGAGGAAGACCAAAATGAGGATCCTAATTTGTTAGTCTTGTATCGCCAAACTCGTACTCGTACAAAAGCTGGTGTATACGTGAACTTATACAACTACTTGTTCCCCCACTGCGAACTACAAGAAGGTGAATCAGCAGCTTCTTTCTATCGTCGTAAGGCGTATCTATTGGGTATGTTAACTCGTATGGCAATGGAGGTTGCTGTTGGTATAAAGCCAAAGACAGATCGCGAACACTATCGGTTCAAGAGATTGGATGCTTCGGGTGACCTGTTGTTCCAGGAATTTCGTCGTGTGTTCAAGGAGGTTTCAAATAGCATGAAGACTCTCATGGACAGCCGAGTTCATTACCAACAGGAAACCTACGCTAATAAAAAGCTAATTGAATTAGTACAAGTAGAGAATATCAATACAGTTTATTGGAAATATTATACTTTCTTGAACAGCTTCGAGAAATCCTTTAAAGGAAAATGGGGAGGCAAAGATGGTGTAGCTCAAGAACTATCTCGTTATTCCTATTTGGGTACAATCGCACATCTAAGACGTATCAATGTCGATATGGATAAAGAAACCAAACTTATTGAACCAAGACGTATTCATGGTAGCTCTTGGGGCTTAGCATGTCCCACTGATAATCCAGATGGTGGTAATGTTGGTCTTATTAAATCATTAACTCTGCTTTGTTCTTTATCAACTGCCTCATCATCTCAAGATGTCCGTAGATTCATTGAGGAATTTCCATCGTTTACTCCCATATCTTTGATCCACCCATCCACTTGGGATCCTCGTTGGACTAAAGTGTTCTTGAATTCAGATTTGATTGGTGTCTGTGAAAAGGATACAGATGATCTTCATAACAACCTATTGTCCGCAAGACGCAAAGGAGAGATCAACAAGTTTGTTTCACTCTGCTGGAACAGACTTGAGAACGAGTATGTCATCTATACAGATGCTGGTAGACCTATGCGTCCCTTGTATCGTGAAGGTACAAAACCCGATCAAGTCAAAAAGACCAAAGAATGGAAAACTATGGTCAAGAATTTGTTTGATTATATCGATGCTCAAGAGTCAGAAAGTTTAAGAGTCAGTATGGAACCTTTTTCCCAAGATAAGCTATCTGAAATTCATGGCATGGCGTTGTTCTCTGCTTCTGCTAGCGTGATCCCACATTCAGATCATAACGCATGTGTCCGTAACATGTTTAGCTGCCAACAAACCAAGCAAGCATGTGCTTGGTTCAATACAGCTTTCAATAAGCGATTTGATACTATTGCGACTTGGTTAAATTATGCTCAAAGACCCATTTCTCAAACTTGGACTGTCAATTCGATTATGGGCAAGGATGGTTGTATGCCATATGGTCAAAACCCAATTATAGCAGTTCTAATGTATACTGGGTATAATCAAGAGGATTCTTTTATTCTCAATGATGGCGCAGTACGCAGAGGATTGTATGGTATTAGCTACTATCATGGGTACCAAGTGGAAGAGGAAATGATTGATACGTTAACCAATCTTCATACAGAGTTTGGAAATATCGCAACAGATCCACGATACAGAGAAAGTGTGGCTCGTAAGCCTGGTTATGATTATGATCAACTAGATGGAAATGGTGTTATTCGCAAAGGAGCCAAAGTAACTGATAAGACAATTCTAGTGGGTATGGTAAGTCCAATCAAGGATAACTCAGGTCAAATTATTGGATATACTGATAAATCCTATGAACCAAAGCGTGGACAACATGGATATGTAGATGATGTATATAGTTACCAAACAGCTGGTGGATTACGATGTGTAAAAATTCGAGTTGTAGAAAACAGAGAACCAGTAATAGGTGATAAATTTGCAGTCAGACACGGTCCTAAGGGAACTTGTGGTACACGTCTTCCAGAAGAAGATATGCCATATACACCATCAGGTATTCGTCCAGATTTGATCCTAAATCCTCATGCTTTTCCATCTCGTATGGCGTTAGGACAAGTGATTGAAATGATGTCTACCAAATTGGGAGTTGAATTGGGATATATGTCAGATGCGACACCATTCTCAACGCAAAATAGATTAGCTGAAACAAAATCTTTGCTACAAAAGGTTGGATATCATCCATATGGTCATGAAGTCTTGTACAATGGTATGACTGGAGAAATGATTGAAGCTGAAATCTTTATGGGACCCGCGTATTACATAAGACTCAAACAGATGGTGGAGGATAAGATCAACTATCGTGCTACAGGTCCTCGTAAATTGCTCACACACCAGCCACTCGAAGGACGAGCACAAGATGGTGGGTTGCGTATTGGTGAAATGGAACGTGATGCCTTGATCTCACATGGTCTTTCTAAATTTTGGAATGAAAGTATGATGGAACGCTCAGATAAATCAGAAGCTCTCTTCCAACCAGAGCTTGGTAAATTTGATGCGAATCCAAATTATCCATATGTGGAAATGGAGGTTCCTTATGCTACACGGCTGTTACTAAATGAAATCGAATCAATGCATATTTCTACGCACCTTGTGTCTTCTTAAAGTCTTTCTTGCTTTTTTAGAATGCTTTCTAGTTTTACGTTTACGACCAAGTCCTTGTAATGATCCTTTAAACGCACTTGACTCATTTGAAGGCATCTCAAGCGAAGCTTCTGCTGCTGCGCATTTTTGAAAGCGAGTATCTGGTTGTCCTGTTGTTGGGTCACGTTTTACAACAACAGCGCCTGTTTCAGAATTAACATTCAAATTATCCTTAAACGCAATATCAAATCCTTTTCCAATAATTTCAGCAGAATCATGTGCCATTGATTCTAAGATTTCATCTCGCGCAAACGGTTTTATAAGTCCTTCCGCATCGCCAGCTTCATAATATTTACGACTAAACTGCTTGTTTATGTTTTCAATTTGTTCTTGAGAACATGGATGATTCAACAATTGTACAAGTTTTTGAATAGGTCGTGTTATCCCATTTTTACGAATAAACTTTATAGTTTCAGCTTTCAGAATAGGATCTGCTAATCCTGATAAATCTACAAGATGTTTTTCCATTATTTCTTAGAAACGGATTTTATTGTTATCAGCATATAGAATGGAAAACATGGCAGAACACCTATACGTAATCAAGCGCAATGGACAACGCGAACCTGTATCCTTTAACGAGATCTTAGAACGAATCCGCAAGCTATCTGATGGAATTGATCACGTAAATCCGGATCTAGTAGCACAAAAGGTTTGTAATCAGCTAAGCGATGGAGTCAAGACTTCTGAACTCGATGATTTTGCGGCAGAAGTTTGTGCGATGATGCAGGCACGCTTTCACCCTAACTATGGAAAGCTAGCAGCTCGCATCATCATTGATAACCACCATAAGAATACACCTACTAAGTTAGTTGATTCTGCGTTTGTTCTCTTTGATGAAGGGATTGTGAGTGAAGATCACTATGCTGTTGCTTTGAATCGTAAATTTGAAACTATGATTGATTATTCTCGTGACTTTATGTTCGATTACTTTGGATTCAAGACTCTTGAAAAGGGTTATCTGCTAAAGAGACGTGATGGTCGTATTTGGGAACGCCCACAACACATGTGGATGCGTGTAGCTATCCAACTACATGGAGATGATTATGATCATGTAAAAGAAACCTATGATGCTTTGTCACAGGGTTACTTTATCCATGCGACACCAACTCTATTCAACTCTGGTACCAAACACCCACAACTAAGCTCGTGTTTTCTTGTTCAGATGTCTGAGGATTCGATCAAAGGAATCTATAAGACACTTGGCGATTGTGCGCAGATCAGTAAGTGGGCTGGTGGTATTGGATTGAATATCCACAATATTCGCGCACGTGGATCTCGTATTCATGGCACAAATGGTGACTCAACAGGTATTGTACCTATGCTGAAAGTCTTTAATGACACAGCTAAGTATGTCAACCAAGGAGGTCGCCGAAATGGTAGCTTTGCTATCTATCTAGAGCCTTGGCATGCTGATATTGAGGAGTTTCTAAAGCTCAAACTCAACCAAGGTGCTGAAGAGGACAGAGCAAGAGATTTATTCTATGGTCTTTGGATTCCTGATCTCTTCATGAAGCGTATGGAAGCAAATCAAAATTGGACACTTATGTGTCCAAATGAATGCCCCGGACTAGCTGATTGTTGGGGACAAGAATTTGAAGAACTCTATGAAACATACGAACAAGAAGGAAGAGGTCGCAAAACAATGCCAGCCCAAAAGCTATGGCAGATGATTCTAGACGCACAAATTCAGACAGGAACACCTTATTTATGCTATAAGGATGCCGCCAACTCTAAGAGCAATCAACAGAATCTCGGAACTATCAAGAGCTCTAACCTCTGTACTGAGATCATGGAATACACGTCTAAGGATGAGACGGCAGTATGTAATCTCGGTTCGTTGGCGCTCTCGAGGTTCGTTGAAACAAGCAAGGCGGGGATCAACACTTTCAACTTTGAAAAGCTACGAGACTACACAAAGATCCTAGCTAGAAATTTGGATATCGTAATTGATAAGAACTTTTACCCAACACCTGAGTGTAAGCGCTCAAACATGAGAAATCGTCCAGTTGGTATTGGAGTTCAAGGATTGGCAGATGTCTTTGCTATGATGCGCTATCCTTGGACTTCTAAGCAAGCAGCTGATCTCAATCGAGAAATCTTTGAGAATATCTATTATGCTGCTTTGGAGGCATCTTGCGCTAGAGCAGATGAAATGTGTCCAATTGGACATGGTGGAAATCCAAGTCCTGGAGCTTATGAAACATTCGATACATCTCCAACTCGCAAAGGAAAACTACAATTTGATCTTTGGGGAGATAAGCCAACGCAAACTCCCTATTTGGATTGGAATAGCTTAAAGCGAGATGTAAAAGACGGAATTCGTAACTCTTTATTGATCGCACCAATGCCCACAGCTTCCACATCTCAAATTTTGGGAAACAACGAATGCTTTGAACCATTCACATCAAACTTATATGCTCGTCGTGTACTAGCTGGTGACTTTATGGTTATCAATAAGTATCTAGTAAACGATCTTATTAAGTTAGGGTTATGGACAAGTGAAGTACGAACTGAAATCATCGCAAATAATGGAAGTGTACAAACGGTTACAAGTATTCCATCTGAGTTACGAGAACTCTATAAAACAGCTTGGGAAATTCCACAAAAGACTCTTATCAACATGGCTCGAGACCGAGCTCCATTTATCTGTCAATCACAGTCATTGAATCTATTCCTTGCGGAACCCACATATGCGAAGATCTCATCTATGCATATGTATGCTTGGAAGCAAGGTCTAAAAACTGGTTGTTATTATTTACGGACAAAGGGAGCTTCAACTGCCCAAAAGTTTACTGTCGAACCCCCAACAAGTTGCTTAAGTTGCTCAAGTTAAATTCTGAAAACTCAAATTTTTAAATTCCAGAGGTGCGGTCAAAATTTCTCTGTAGGTTAGTATAAAAGAATGTCGACTGCTGCTAGTTCTGGTTCTGTTGAAGCATTTGTTCCTCTAAATGGCTCTGCTGGTAACTCTGCCCCCATCACCGGTGGTAAGCGCCACAAGTTGAAGCTCGTGACTCGTAAGCAAGCTCGTAAGTTGTTGAAGAAGATGGGTAAGAAGATGCGTGGTGGTGCCGATAATGCCCCAGCTGCGGTTGTGGAAGAGAAGACTACTGATAGCACTAGCACTAGCATGGGTGGTCGTCGTCGCCGTGGTCATACCAAGAAGACCCACCGTCGTGGTCGCTCTATGTTTGGCTTGAAGTATTAAGTTGCTCGCCAATTTGACTTACCATAGCAAATAGATTTTCATTAAATCCCCAATGACAACCGTTCGGTTCTTTAAAGTCTGGTGTTTTACGTGATGATGTATTCTTCGGATGAATTAAACTGACAATTACTTCCTGTGGAGATAACTCCCTACACATTTGCTCACGTCCGTGAATAAATGCGTTTCCCTCCCCTATATGAACAGTATCGTCAAATTGTCCCTCTTCCCAAAACTTACGAGTAAAGACTAACGTTGCCTCAGAGACTCGTTCTGCCATAGGTAAGGTCATTGGCGGAACATTCATAAAGGATGAAAATTTAGTCACATCATAGCAAGGAATTGTGGTACAAAATCCACAGCTTTTTGCCGGTTCCTTCAATAACATAGCTACACGATGTAGGATTGAATTATTTGGGTATACATCATCATCATCCATTGTTACCATAACGTCATACATAGCGTTTTGTACTGCTAAATTGCGCTTTTGAGAAATAGTCATTCCCTGTTCGCATCTTACATATTTCACATTTGGAACTCCAATCAATGTATCTTCAATTAGGTCATCGCCATCATCTACAATCACCCATTCTAATTTCTCTTCAGGATAGGATTGAATCATATAGGAATATTTTGCGAGAGGCATAAATACACGACGATCTTTGGTAATTGTTAGAACAGACACATCTGGTAGGTCTTCTTCTTTCGGAAATACATCCTTCAAAGAATACTCAGGAAGATCTGTTGGCAAACTTTCTACAAGAATAGATTTCATTCGCTCAATCCATTGTTTATGATGGTGCTCATATAGCAAACGCATTGTATCAGATCCACCTTTCTTCATCTTAGAAGGGATATTACAATACTCATCCAAACATTCCACAATCGAATCAATTGTTGAATCTACAAGAACAGACAGATGCTCAGGCTGATCAACTTGTTCTAATTTATCAGCATAATAAAGACCTTCTTGAATCTCTCCAACCAAATCTTCTGTAAATGGCTTAATTGGTGATAATAAAAGATGACAACCAGCAGACATAGCTTCATTTACCACATGACCAAACCCTTCAGCTAATGACAAACACACACATAATCCACATTCTTTCATAAGTTCATCAAATTCACTTTCATTCAAAACTCCAGCTCTTACTTCAACTTTCAATTCAATCTCATCAGGAACTTTAATTGTCAAATGATCTGGAGAATAAACCAAATACAGAACTGGTAGCTTGGAATATAAAGATGGATTTGTTTCTTTGATCTTCATATAGGCTTGAAACAACGGTTTCGGATTACGATAAATATTTTTGCCTACAGGGACAATTGCCTTATAGTAATTCTTTCTATCTTTATCTGGATTCCAAACCTTATCAATAGATGTCCAGCTAATATACTTCACCGGTTTTGAAGTATATTGTTGAAAGATTCTTTCTGCTTCATGTGTCTTTACCCAAATTTCATCGACCATATCAATGTACGGAATCCATGACTTATACGTCCATTCAGGATTCGGAATCCAAATATTCTTACGGGCATACGCAAATAAGGTAGGGTTTATAACTTCTAGGAAAAAATTCACATCTGCCTCTTGACACTGAGGAAACACATGTGGTACTTTAAAGATTTGTAGGTTTTCTCCAAATACAGCTGTTAGCATACCACGAAGAATACCAGCATCTTGCATAAGACCAGTGTTCTTTGTAAAATTACCAACGATATTCACTTTCATTTGTCCTGTTTAAGTTTCTTTGGCACTAAACGTCTTGTCATTCTTCCGCGAATTGTATGTCTAAGTGTCTTCGCACGAACATTCAAATAATATAAATACTTTCTCCATTCACTTCTATCTTTAGACATACATGGAGTCGCAAATACACAAGCTCTATCATAGAACCACTTAGCTTCTGTTTCTCCACACCATTTCCAAAAAAGAACTGGATCTGTAATCTCTTTTGCTTCTTCGAGCTCTGTTGATTGAGTCAGTTGTCTACAAAGCGCCTTCATTTGAAGAGATCCATATCCATAATTTGGATCAAATAAGTCAGACTTATATTTGCTATCTAATACACTATATTTAGTTCCATCCCATGCGACTCGGTCTATAGGACGAAACGAATCCCACGTTGGCTCAAATACAAATAATTGCCCATCCTTTTTCCCATAAATATTCGTATGGAACAAACAGATTTCCATTGGTATTAGATGTGAATTACATACATCTTACAAAACGCGAACAAAATAGGGTTCTGCGACTCCATCAACCATTAGCTGTACAATTCCAGGTGCGTACGAGTATCGTCCTTTGAGGCTCATCTTATGATTGAACTCCAACATATAGGGTTTCTTTTTGTCAAACAGAATATCTACACCAAAGACTTCAAATCCATTCTTCGCATTCCAATCTGGTTTGAATTCCTTTTCGTTCTCTAGTAACTCACGAACAATATCATTAATTTTAGCATCAATCTTTGCTCCCTCCTTTTCTGTCCATCCATCTGGAAGAGCTTGGGGAAATGTCTCCATCTTTCCAGGCTTGTAATGTGTATCGTGAATTCTAGGATTCAACCAATCTCCCTTTTCATATTTCTCCTCTGCTTTTACATAGAACTTGTGAGTCGCAACATAGACTTCAATTGGCTTACCTTTGTCTTTCTTCACTAATGTTAACACTCGCAAATGAAACTTATATCCATCCTTCAAAGCAGGATTCCGTATATAGTTTTGTAACAACCACTCATCATATTCTTTATGTGATTCAAACCATTCCTCTATTTGACTTGTTTTGGTTACAATTGTAATACCATGACCTTCAAATCCACCCAATGGTTTCAAAATTTTGAGAGTATGACCTGAAAGCTTGGGTAATTCAGATCCTTGAGTCAAAAAGTCTGATTCAATTAGAAAATCTTTATCTCCATATTTTTTGTGCAAAATAACTTTATTTGTTAAATCTTCAATGGATTTCCCCCAAAGCTTTGAAAAGTATTTACTCTGCTTCGTGTCGACTTTATTGCGATAATAGGATGCCTCTCCAGACAAAAAGAGAAAATCAACGGGCAATGATTTTTTCTCCTTCAATCCACGCTCTTTAAGAGCTTGTACCATCTTTTCAGTAAACTCTGGTACATCAGTCTTGACATAATAAGTTTCCATTATTATTACAATGGAAACCTTTAGGGGTAAAACAGTCATAATTCCTAGATCTAAAGACTGGAAACTCATAGACGAAACCGATAAGTATTCAAAAGAACAGCGACTCAAATGCAAGACTGAATCTGGTAAGGAGTGTACACTTTACCCATTTCCAGCAGGAATGACAGTCATGAAGATGTTCAAACCAAAACGTTGGTTGGATCCAACAGCTGGTTGGGGCGACAGACTAAGAGTTGCTATAGCTTCTGGAGTTGAATATGTGGGAGTTGATTCAAATCCTTCGATGCAAACTGCATATAAAGCTATCATTGATGATAAAGCAGGCGGAGATCATCAAAAATATAAAGTCAAAAAAGGTAAGTTTCAAAATGTAAAGATTGATGGAACCTTTGATTTAATTTTTACAAGTCCACCCTTCTTTACAGTTGAAGTGTATGAGAATATGGTAGAATGGAAAGATATTGATCACTTTATGAAAGATTTTTTGCGTCCTTTGTTACGAAAATCCTACAAGCATCTTGAAAAGGATGGCCATTTAATTTTGTATATTGAAGATCGACCAGAAGCTGCTTTTATTGATCTGATGAAGGAATATGTAAAGTCTGAATTACCTGGATTGGAGTATGAAGGAGCTTTTTATTACGAAGGTAAAAAAATGAGGTCTTATTATGTCTGGAAGAAATCTACTTAGATTCTTCGTCTGTACATGCATTACATTCTCCATCACATTCTCCAGCACACTCATTACACCAACTTTCTTGGCAACGTGTACAGATGGCAGAAACATGAGTTTCAAACAAACCTACTTTATTTTGAGGAATATCTTCATTCTCATAAATTGCTTGTTCTTCGTCGGTTAGAAATTCATAGCATTTCATACATAATGAGTTTTTTTCATAGCAACTTTTACAACAGTCTCTGCAAAGTAGATCTTCATACTCCTTTTCTTTACAGTATTTGATATCTTCCTCTCCCACGCAATCTCCACACTCTTCACAGCATGGCTCTTTTTCTTCTCCATTTTCATCAAGACTTTCAAGATAGTCTTGAAATTCCTGATATGACCAGCCTTTTTCTTTCATTAGTTGATAATAACTTTCTACACATTCATAGTCTGCGTTGAATTTCTCACGCAGATCTTCAAAGAATTTTTTACCGAACTTTTCTAGTTTGATACGATAGTTGAGTTTTTTTTCAAACTCCTCTTTTCCCATGGTTTTGTAGTCTTTATAAGCAGACTTGCTACCAGACCAATAGTTTGCACGTCTTACGTCCAAACTGTAGGTGGTTTTGAATTCTGCGAACTCCATGTTGTATTTTTGATATCTATACAAATTCCTACTTAGGAATCCATTTTCTTGCGATCTCTTTCCCAAAATGAGTTATGTTATTAAACAAATAGCTAGCTTTTACATAGAACTCATCTTCACCCCTAAAGATTGTTGGATCATATCCAAAATATAAAATAGCTTCATCCAAATTTGTAAATCCTGGACCATGTAGAACACATGAGTTTTTGTTGAGTTCTCGAATATCGAGTTTGCCAAGTGGATTATTGATCACAAAAAATAATGAGTTATTCTTATCAACTATAAATATACCCTTGCTTTCAATAGCATAGTCTTGTAGAATAGCTTGATCGTTAAAATCATCTTGTAGATCAAATTTAGTTTCAATGTCTTCTAATACCGCTAAAATAGCAGAAGAATATCCAATGTATGTTCCTGCATTTATAAAATATCCTTGATATGGTTTGAATGTAATGGGTTGTAACCAACCCATAATAGTTGATTGAACTATATTTGAAGATAATGTATCTCTCGATATGACTATTTTTGTTTTGTCACCATTGGTCATACTATGAAACTTTTGTTCTAACTCTTCTGCTGGTTTGAGCATAAGTACATCATATGCATCAATAAAGCAAATTACTTCATCTTCTGAAAGAGATTTTAAATACTCTTTTAGAAGCTGGAATCTCCATACAAATCCTCTCCATGGTTCTCCCCAGCCTAGTACAGTTAGGTTATAGTTGTATTTTTCTGCGCTAAGCTTCAGATATGGATAATATCGCTCCGAATGTGTAGCAACAGTCACCAACTTCATTATTCAATTAAAAGAATGACTTTAGCTCACCATAACGAGTACCGTAGACTTGAGTATTCATTGGGTTTGCGATTGGCGGTGCAAAATCCTCCAAATCTTTACGATAGAACATATGGAAATCTACCTCTGAGTAAACCTTGCCCGCACAATACCCAACGACACGACCATTTAGTTCTTCAAGCTCTGCTGATACATTATTGGGATCATTACGTCCAAACATCAAATAGTAGCTACGCATAACAATCTTTACATCGTCATCATTTTGACGATCAATAACATATTTGCCTCCGCTCATGAGCTTGACTTGCTCTTGAATCTTACGCTGAATTTCATCCACATTTGACTGACTAAAAAATACACTGTTCAAAGGTGTCTCTTTATGAAGATGACCAATCAAATCAGTACGATCATCACCCATAATACGGCCTTTCTCTTGATACAACTTGTAAGGCATAGCTGCGAAAGAACTAACAGACGGATCATTTATATTCGACACACGACCACCATGTTTTGGCGCAGGATACTGTGTATGCGTAGAAGTCATATTATATCGGTTGTCCACATAGGGATCTTGAATCTTTTCAAGAACTGACTTTTCACCTGAATACATTTCTTATTCTTACTTCTCTAAAAGTTTTATAACTCTCTCATCTTTTCGTAAAGAGCATGGTTGACAACTTCTTTTAGTTCAAGTGTAACTGAAAAATTCATACCTAATAGATCTAATTCACGACCATATGTATCTAAAAGACGAATTCGTAATTGAGTAACATTTGTGGGTTGTTGGAAGAAGTATTCTTTTGTAGTTGTATTGAGTTGATCATAAATCATAACATTTTTTGGAACATTCAACTGAATCTTTGCTAAAGCGCTAAAACTTGTATGATTGAAATCTTGGTGTTCGATAACTGAATAATCATTCACAACTAAATACACATATGTATCTCCATAAATATCTGGACACGCCTCTGCTATATAGGATGTAGCTCCTGTCTCATATTTCAAATTACGATATCCCAAATAATGCCCTAATCCATTATCAAATGGTAATGTGACTGTAGATGGTGTAAAATCCATATCAAATGGATTAGTATCTGTAATGGTAATCTTATTTGTAACAGAATCATAGTTTACACTAAATGTAGGATATGTAGCTTGAATAGCATCTTCTACAGCTGTAGCTAATGTAGCAGAATCAGAATAGTTACCAGGACTAATAGTAAAGTTTACATACGGATTTCCCGGAGGCTGACTGATTCCAATTGTAATGTTTTCACGAGCAGCAGAAAATGTATACATAACATTTGGAAACTCAAGCGAGGATAGCTTTATTGAAATAATGTTTTTGTACGCACGATGTGGTCGAAACACAAAATGAGACGACTTTGATTCTTCATATTGGTTTGTTGTTGAACTACTGGTATAACTGCGAAAACGAGAATCTACATTAACAACATGTGTTTTAACATCTTTCTCATATCGAACACTGATCTTGCTCTTGTCATCAAATGCATTTCCCGATTTATTAATATGATCTTCTGTTCCACGATTTCCAGCAAACTTACGAAACTCCTCTGGGTTCGGCAGCTCGTGTGTTTCATAGTCATGTTCCTCATTTTCGTCTACATCCTCATCTTCATAATCTTGGTGTTGGACTAACAGATTTTTAGAATTTTCTTCATACACATCTGCTAAAATTTGATGATAACTAAGTTGCTCCATTATTCAAAAATATGAGGATATTTAGTAAATGCTATCATCAAGTGAATGGCTAGCTCAAAATAGAAGCATTGTGTGTGGAACAACAGGTCCAACCGGTGCTTCAGGGCCAGCTGGTCCTACTGGAGCTACCGGAGCTATTGGTCCAAGTGGAGCTAGTGGTCCCTCTGGTCCCACAGGAGGAACTGGGGCTACAGGACCTAGTGGACTTCAAGGAACTACAGGACCTACTGGAGTAGGCGCGTTTACAGCAGAATATGCTCAAGTTATTTACGATAGTCAAGTGTTTACACTATGGCCTTTATATGAACTATTGCCAATATTTGGTTCAACTCAAAGTGGAATAACTGTTGATACAGGTACATCTTTATTTACAATCGCAACAACAGGATATTACTTAATTAATTTAACTGTAACGGCTTTAAATGCAAACGCAACAAATGAGGCATATTATACTCTTACTTTACGCGTTAATGGTACAGATTTGATTGGTCCAACTGCAAAAACATTGACATTACCAGAAAATACACAAGATCCCACAATTCCATCTATTGGAAATATAGCGTATACACGTATCAAGCAATTTAATGCTGGAGATACAGTAGGCGTTGCTGGAAGAGGAAGACTTATACAACCTCCAACACCAACTGGTGCTGGTAATATTTCATTTGACGATGGTAATTTAACTATAACTAGAATAGCTTAAGCCCTTCTAAATCAGTCATCCACATTTCTCTTGCAGTCATATCCTCCAACTCTGCGATTTGTTGTTTGAGTTTCTCCAAATCTTGTTCATGCTTCTTCGCATGACTCATCGTAATCGATGCGATAGGAAGATTCAGTAGATAGTCAAAGCTACCCTTAATCTTCTCAAACCCATGCTTCATCAACAGCTGTGTACATTCATCATCTGACTTACGTCTCAAATCTGGAGTCGGTGTATTCAAACACTGCATATTGATAAATTTGACTACATTGAAATGATACGGTAGCTTGTCACGCAATGTCTTGAGCAGATGATCTCTGCGTTTGACATACAGATCTAATCGTACACTCACAAACTCACGTAGAATTTCATTTGGACTTTCATACTTATGAACTACACACTTTGAATTGAACGCATGCATATTTGTCATCTTGACTTTGTCAACCAACAGCTTCTCAACGACACTCACATCCTCACCAAGCTTTACCTTGATGTGGACATCAGTATCAGTCGACGTATCTGAATAATCTTTAATTTGTCCTTCGGTTACCATCTTGTCCAACTTCTCTCGAAACTTGGATGTCCAAGTTCCAACAGGTAGTTCGGTAATTGTAATTTCTCCCTTTTCGGTCTTCCATACACCTTTGACCAAATAATCACCTTTATCTGCTTTGATGACTGTTCCTTTGAATCCCTTGTAATACGGTACAAATTCACGGTCCAATCCCTTATCAGTCTCCAACCAATCTACAATAGCTGATTTGAGTTCTGCTGGATTAAATTGAGGAATTTCAGTTGAATAGCCAGTACCGATACCTGTAGATCCATTGACTAGGATCATAGGCAGAATTGGCGCATACCATTCGGGTTCTACTTGGACACCATCATCGTCCAAATAGTTCAAACAATCAAAGTCATCGCTTGGTACCAAATGTTGGACATAGGGTTGTAGATAGGTATGAATATAACGGGGAGACGCAGAATCCTTGCCTCCCTCGAGTCTTGTACCAAATTGTCCCTGAGGTACAAGCCAAGGGATATTGTTGGATCCCACAAAATCTTGAGCCATACCGATAATCGCCTCGTTCAATGAAGCTTCACCATGGTGATATCCAGAATGCTCAGAGACATACCCTGCGAATTGTGCGACTCGAATTTCTGACTTTAGGTTCCTTTTGAAAGCAGAGAACAGGATCTTTCTTTGCGATGTTTTTAGACCATCCATCATATTTGGAATCGATCGTTCGAGATTGTAGTTTGAGAAATGAATCAAATCCTTGTCCACAAACTCTTGATAGGGTAGAAATGTGTTTGGTTTGGCATCTACAATCTTTTCACGAGAATAGGTCTTGAGCCATTCTTTACGATCATCTGCTTGCTGTTTGTTGAACGCTAGCTCAATAGATGTATCACTTTCCTTGCCTGTATACGAATATTTGACAACATTCATAGATTTGAAATATTCCTTTGCCTCGTCACGAGTCGATGTACCCAATCCCTTGTAATATTTTACCTTCCAGCCACGAGATTCATCAGTCTTACGCCACTCCTCGTAATCGTACTGAGTATAGAAGGGTAGAACCTTAGTCCCCTTGGTAGCTTTGACAATTGGAGTTGCCATGTAGGTAATAAATCCAGGAATTTGAAATAGCGAGTGCCAGAGTTCATGGAATACATTGATCAATAAGCCACGAATATGAGAACCATCATAATCCTGATCGGTCATGATTAGAATTCGTCCATATCGCAGAGATCGTGTATCTTTGTATTCCTTTCCAGATTCAAGTCCCAAGATCTTCTTCAGATTTGCGATTTCTTCAGTTTGTTCTACTTTACGGACAGAGCTATCTTTTACATTGAGTACCTTACCTCGCAGAGGATAGATACCATAGTATTTGCGTTGCTCTTGAGAGAGACCAGATAAAGCCATAGCCTTAGCTGAATCCCCCTCTGTAAGAATTAGATGACATTCTTGGCTCTTAGCTGTACCAGCATACACCGCATCATCTAGCTTTGGAATTCCAGTAATTTTGCTCGATTTCTTACCATCCGTCTTTGCGTTTTCCTTGTTGTCCTTGATGTTTTGTTGTTCTAGAACTTTTGTTACAATATTGAGTTTTGCTACAATTTTCTTGAGAAAAGCTTCATCAAGTTTACAGCTGACTTTGCTAGTCATCACTTCCTTGGTCTGAGAACTAAAGGATGGATTCTCTACAAAGCAGTTGATGAAGATAGCAAGTGAATCTTTTACAAGCGATGGCTTAACTTTGATTTTCTTCTTCGTTGCCAAATAATCACAAATATGAGAAACAACTTGGTTCGTAATTTCATCCACGTGCTTGCCAGACCGAGTCCAAATACCGTTCACAAAGCTGATGCTAAAGAACTTATCTCCAGGACTATCGGCGATTGCAAGTTGCCACCCAACCTGAGGAGCCTCTGTGACGAGGGCTGTATCCTTCGGCAAGTACCAGGAGCTGTAACTGGCAAGGTCTCGAAATTTAACTGGTGTGCCGCACCAGCTAACCTTGACATCCTTCCCAACGGTCATAGCAAGGTCAAACACACGCCTCTCAACGACCTTGAGTAGATCAACTGGAATCTTTGCTTCTTTCCATCCAAATCGTTTGAAATCTGGAGTCCAAGAAACTTCGACGTATGGCTTTACTTTGCTTGCTTTGATCACAGGATCATGAATCTTAGACATATTATCTTCGAATGTTTGAGTATACTTTAAATTCCGCTTACCATCCACAATTGTGATCTCAAACTTCTTTGCAAAGATATTGACTAGCTTGACACCATAGCCATTTTTGCCACCCACCAACTTCTTTTCATCCTTGTTGTAGTTGGTGGATGTAAGTAGCTCGCCAAAGATCATTTGTGGGATATACACGTGATACTCTGGATGCTTTTCTACATCAATTGATTCGCCATCATTTCGGATTGTGATTGTTGTTTCATCAATTTCAACTTCGATCTTCTTGACAGGATTTTCAGAGTTTCGTTGGCGAAGACGAATCACATGATCATGTGCGTTCACAAGTAGTTCGTCGATGAGCTTGTAAAACCCTGGGTTGAATGGATTAATAGACTTTTCTACAAAGGATTCACCTTGTACAATAAAGAGATCTTCGACACAGTTTTCAATACTACCGATATATGTATCAGGAATTTCAAGGATGTGTTCGCGATGGGTATGTTTCTTGTACTGTTTTAAGTCTGCCATTCTGTGTACTTAGACTTACCCCTACCTACCTCTAAATTCGTTTTCAAACTAAAAAAGTTACGCAGACCAATCGATTTTAAGGGATCGAATGATCTGCTTCATGATTACATTTGGATTGCGCGAAGGAATATTTGATTCTTCTTCCTTGTATTCAATATCACAGTCTTGAAAGACTTCGCGAAGAACAGAAACTGTTTCTTCCATAAACTTCATTTGTTGACAAAGTCTATCCTCTACAACATAATATGTTTTTCCTTGTAGAGCTGTGTTTCTAACTTGACATACAATTTCTTTTACATGATGTTCAATAGTTTCATATTTGATTTGCTTATCATGTTCTTCCTTCATAACAAGAAGTTCATCCCGATATACACGATTCATGTTAGCAAGAATACGCTCCATTTTTACGTTTAAAAATATTTCAAACTTTTATTCGTTTTCAAGTTTCTTTACAGCTAATCCTCCGAGTGTAACAGCATCTTCGTGGGAAAGTCCATATAAGACAATCGCAGCAGAATAAGCCCGTTGAAAGACCCAAACAGGATTCTTTCGAAGAGTTTTTTTATATTCTGCGTCTCTTTCCCAAAAGCAATCTGCGCATACTTTTTCTCCACACATAGTGCCTTCGTTTTTACAGTCTTCACAAATCTTCATTTTTGACATCTTGAATTTTTTACAAAATAAAGTTCGTTTTAAATAAATGATCCACGGTAAAACTCGACGTGTTTCAAAGAAAGTAAAAAAGATGCACAAGGAGGCAGAAACATCTGGTCTTCTTGGGGCAACTGAAGTAAAAAAGGGTGGAGGTATGATGGATACTTTTATCATTTCATCTGTTACTAACAGCAAAATTAAAGATAGTAAAGTTATGAATGTTATAGATGGAAATCTACTTAGTTTGGGAAAACTCATAGAAATGTCTAATGGTGTTGATTACTTAGCTATTAAAAAGTTTAATCCTTTTGGAGGAGATGAAAGATATTATAAGTTTAAGTTTTCTCCAGTCGCACTATCTGTTTAAATATAGTATATGTTAACCTTTTCAAACGCTGTATCAGATTCATCCCATAAATTATGATCTTTAAGCCGTTGGACTTTTTCTGGAGTTGTTGTTAGATAATTACAGTGAACCATCTTTGCTTTTTCAGTTTTCTTTTGGTTGAAATAGATTTCTCCGTTTGGATATTCTTCACGAGGCAATAATGTAACTGTAGCTCCTATGGTTCGTTTAACTATATTCGTAAACGCATGTTGATCGTTGATTTGTGGATCTTGGTTACTTGCTAGCCATCGAATAGAATCTCGTAAAACTTTTACTGAAAAAACACCATTTCTTGCTAAAAAGAATCCAGTACAAGGTGACCAAATATCATCTTGCATTATAAAAGATCCTCCTCTAGATTTTATATCTGCGATCATATTTTCAAACACTACAATATCATTATCAATCCATAGGATCTCAGAATCTTGAAACAAGTTGTGTAAAATCACTTCTAACTTTTTGATTGTTATCGCATGAAAGTTAGCAGTTCCATAAGCAGCTGTTTCTGGGTTTGAAGTCAAGATATGACAATGAAATTGTTCCATCGGAAACCCAGCTTTTAAAGCAGAGTTCAACATATTTTTCATCATCGGGAGTTGTCCCTCATTTGTCATACAGACAATGCGCATTTATAGGATTTACACTTTTGATTTTGACGTTTTCAACATAGTTACTGTAAATGCCCAGAAAGGCCAAACAAACTTCAAAAGAAATTCTTGTGAATGAAACTCCCGTCATTTTTTCACTTCACGTCACCGAAGATCAATTTGATGAAAAAATTGAAGCTGTTGGCGAAAGTACAACTACGAATTATTCAGATATTCTGAATTCTGTAGAAATCTCTAGGCAAACAAATTCCTTCAACACAGAACTCCTAAAGTCAGTTCTCGATAAAGTTGTAGCTGATCGATATTCAACTCATACTTGCTGTTTTTGGTGTTGTCATAAGTTTCCTTGGGCTCCTGTATATATTCCTGTCTCGTATGATGCTTATAAAAATGTATACACATGCGAAGGACACTTTTGTTCACCCGAATGTGCTTTGTCTTATGTTTACGCAGATAACCGAACGTCTGATTCTACTAAATGGAATCGTCATAGTTTGTTAGCTCATCTGTATTCTGATCTTTATAAAGATAGAACACTATCGCCAGCTCCACCAAAATCGCTTTTGCGAATGTTTGGTGGCCCACTTGATATTGAGCAATATCGTGAATACACATATGGAGAAAATCATATTGTTCTTTCTGAACACCATCCAATTCGATTGTTGTTTCCATCCATGAATGTTCAAGCTCCACTACGAGACATTAAGAAATATGTGTCTCTATCGACTGATATTATCGAAAAGGCATCTGAACAATTACGACTCAAACGAACAAAGCCTGTGAACGTAAACATTCCAACGTTGGATATGTGTATGAAGAAAGCTTAATCATTTTTAGTTTCCTTGACTTCTACACGAATTTCCTCCTCGCTTACAATTTCTTGCTTTACTTCCTCAATTGGAGCTGGAGTTGGTGTTCGTTGTTTAGGCAGCTCTTTTGGTTTGAACATCTTATTTGTGTTCATAATGACTGGATGTGGCGGACTTTTAGGAACTGGACTCATAATAACTGGTTCCTCAACTTCATCCTTTGGTGGATTATAAACTTGAATATGTTCTAATCCATTTGCCTCCTCAGGTTTGCTGATGGTCTTGTATTCTGGTTTATTGAACTTATTTTGGAATTCACGTACAACATCACCTGGAAGAAGTGGACTTATTTCAGACAAACGGTCATATTGATCTTTTACATACTTCAGGAAATCATTGGGCTGCATTCGTTCCTCACGGGGCAAGCGCAGTTCAACAGCTATAAATCGGTACAACTTGGCATAATGAATAGCAGAAAGACGGTGGCCTTCAGCTCTTTTTGCCCATCCAAAATAAGTACCCATTGTGTTCATGATACCCATGACTAAAGAACCAATACCCAAAGCTACAGATGAAATTTGAGGATCGGGAAACAAACTAGACGAACCAGCATTCAAAAATGCAATGACGCCAGAACCTACGATAACGGGAAGATCAATGAAGGTTCGGCGTGTACTATAGAGTTGTTCTGCCTTTTTATGGCACCATGAGAGACAATGAGCCTTTTCACCTGTGGAGGCAAAGTAATCCTCTAGCTTATCTGTCCATCGGATTTCCTTTTTCATATCCCCCATACTTGATTCTCCGCTCATTTACTTTTAACGCAATTATTTACGCGAATGTCTACGAGTTTTGCGAGACTTTTTGGTTCCACTTCCAGTCTTTTTGTATGCGTATTCTCGTCCTATCTTATAACCTTTCGCATACGCCATCGCAGGTATTCTTAATAACTCATTTTTACTTGATAGTCCTTCCAAATCAATTGCTTGCATTGGTTCTTTATAGAATCCCGTTGCAAATCCATATCTAATAGCATCTTTTTCCATATCTTTAAGAATTTTATTTACTTCATCTTTATAAGTTGTAGGGGGCGCTTGAGTAATAGATTGAATATCTTGACGCGATAACAACGGAGTTGTTTCCATTTGACTTTAACAATAGGAAATTTATTAACTTAATGGCTCAACCAAATATGATGTATGACTTGATGAAAACCCAACTTATGATGGGTCTTGCTTCAGTCACAAATGGGAGTCCGGTTAAAAATATGATTCTGTTTAGTTTATACGAACAAGCCGTTGCCTATTTTCCGAAATGGTTTCCAGTTGTAAAAGCCTTTTGTTGTTCGCGAAGACAAAAGCATATTCCTGCGACTACGCCTCCTCCCTCTAACAAAGAAGTTCGTTGTACAATTTTGTGCGAACGAATTCTTCAATCCAGTGGAAATAAGCAACAACAAGTTACAACAAATGCCAATCGAATGGATGCTGTGATTAATTATGTAACAACGATTCCTGTTATTCGAAATTTGATTTGTATGTCGCAGAATGATTATCTACCTCATGAATTTGAACCGATCATGATTGAACCTGATTTATATTTCCAGCTCACAGATCTCAAGCACACAGATGGAGTTGTTGAACAAATCAAATTCAAACTCTTTTGCTATGATCATGAAATTCAATACCTTCAGGCGTTTGTAGATAAATGTAATACAGATTACGAACGACGTATGGCGAATAAACTCGGAACCTCTTTGTATTTCTTCGATATGATGACAAACAGCAAAAGTAAAAAGTCTATGCAAAATCCATTACCAACAACTCATTTGATCTATACAAAACACAAATTCTATACAACTCGTAGCTTTGAGAATGTGTTCTTCGAACAACGAGAGAAAGTTTCAAAGCATGTTGAATTTTTTCTAACTCGCAAGGATTGGTATGAGAAGAAGGGGATTCCTTATACATTAGGCTTTATGTTTCATGGAGATCCAGGATGTGGCAAAACAAGTACCGTAAAAGCTATCGCAAATACTGCCAGACGTCATGTTATCAATCTACAGCTTTCTGAAATCAAATCGAAGTCACAACTACGGCATCTGTTCTTCAATGATGAAATTCATGTTTATAATGGGACAACAACTGAACGATATACAATTCCTGTTCACGAACGATTGTATGTAATTGAAGATATTGATGCTATGGGAGATACAGTGTTGGAACGCAAATGGAAGAAACCTGAAGCTCCTAAGGAGGATAAGAAGAAATCTGGTGGAGATGCTTGGTTAGATAGGGAGCAAGAGGAGGAATTTAAAGAACCCATTGATCTATCGTTTTTGCTAAATTTATTGGATGGTACACTTGAATCCTCAGGTCGTATTCTTTGTATTTCTTCAAATTTTCCTGAAAGAATTGATAAGGCGCTAATCAGACCTGGCCGCATTGATATGATTGTACATTTTAAGAAGTGTAATACAGACATATTGAAGCAGATGGTGAATAGCTTTTATGATAATGAATTCGACGATTGGACAACTGATGAGCTTGATTATAGATGGACACCCGCAGAAGTGAATCAGATCCTATTTCGTAATTTTGATAAACCAGATGATGCTATTGCGGAACTCAAAACGTTACAGCCGAAGGATCTGTATGGGTTTGAGACTATTTCAACACAACTAAGTTACGAACAATTTGCTACATTACCTGAAACTAATTAAGAGCTTTTCCAAGTCTAAAAATATTTTGAATATATTTCCAAACATTTTCTTTTGATTGAGGATTCATTTTTGCGAAGTATTGCTTGAGTTTGGAAAAGATGTTCAAATCAACATCATTTCCATATTCCGAAAACGAGTAATCTAAAAAGAAATGCTCATCTTTGTTCATGATCTTGTCTTCAAATTGAACTGTATTATCATAAACATATTTTGGCAATAGAGCAGGATTTGTTGATTTTACCATTTTAAGTGTCGTTGCGAACAAGCTAAAATCTGGATCATCTGGATACATATCCTGTAGTTCGTTCACAAATGATAAAAATTGGTCATAGAGTGCAGTCATTAGCACAGGTCGAGATGCCATTGTTTTATAATAGTTTTATCTGTTAAAGTTATAATGGAAATTAACTTCATAGGTCTGTTGGCGAGTTTTTTACATATTTTTCTGTTAGTTGTTGTTTATTTTTTAATTCCAAAGCTTGTTGCTCCTGATAAGCAAGAGCAAACTAAACATTGGGTACTAGCTTCTTTCTCTGCTATCTTTTTGATTTTAATTGGGATTTCTGTAAAGGACAAACTAAACATATTTATAATTTTTATAATTGGTGCAATAGTTATTAGTGGTATTTTATGGTGGGTGCCAACATATATTCCAGAAGAAGATCAAGATTTAGCTTCTCATATATTGATTGTTGCCTCAAGTGTTCTCATCACTATAGTTAGTACAATATTTTCGCTACACGACACTGAAGTATTAGGTATTCAAGAAACATCAACATTTGGAGAAATAGTTGGAGGAAAACGTAGACGCAGACACCGATAAATTACTTGCGACTTACGGTAGTAAATTCCTTCTTCCTCTGTTCTTCCATAGCTGCCATTCTCGCAGCTACATCATCATTGGATCCTGTTTTTGATTTGATAGTGTTTTCACTATCCGTAGACTTTCCAGTTGGAAGATCGCCACCTCCTTGAGCCATGCCAATGGGTTGATCTAAAAAGGTGTACATACTTCCACCCGAGGCAGTAAAAGAAGCAGGGCTATCCCATGATGAATAATGTTCTGTTAAAGATCCAGTTCCTTCAAATCCCCAAGCAGAAATATCTCCAATAATTTGTTGACTTGCACCTCCACTTTGTACAGCTTCCTTTGTGGGCAGCTCTTTTCTTGCGTTTGTGGGTTTTGCGATGTAACCAAAGATGTCTTTACCAACAATTACATCTTTGGTATCAGGTACATAAAGTGTAGGAACCTTTTGTAAGAACGAAGGGATCTGATTACGAGCTAAAGATTCTACAAGAACAAATTTGTATAATCCTGCTTTGTTAAGAGCCTTCAAAGTCTCAATGATTTGCTTCGAATGAGGACAACGTTCACTATAAAATAGGTAGGGTTGAGAGGCCATCTTAGTTATGAGTTTTGACGAAAAAAACGGAATAAAGGTTAACGAGATGAGTGAAGAACTAACAATGGCTGTAGTTGAAAACTTGAAAACATCCAACAAGGGATTTGAGCTAGACTGTGAATATCGTAACTTCCCAGTGTCGTATGTGAATGCCCTTCGTCGTCTTGTTTTACAAGGTGTACCCACAGTGGTAATTCGAGATGTCCAAATTTTGGAGAACACAACTCAAGTACCCCATGAAATGCTTAAGCATCGTGTAGAAATGTTACCTGTCAATGTGAGCCCTGAAGATGCCTCTGTGATTCGTGATACGAAAATTGAGCTCCGTGTCTTACCAGATAAGGAATCTAATACAGTAAGAGTTATTACAACTGATGATTTCAAGATTGATTCAACTCGCAATAAGATTCTCTTAAGAGATCGTGATTTTGATACTCCTTGCTTGTTTATTCGAGTTCGGCCAGGTGAATCTGTCCATGTAACAGGTCGTCTTGCTTTGGAAACTCAAAATGTATCTCAAGTTTGTAATGTAGCTACTAAGTGGCATGTTGATCCTGAACGGGCAAAACAGGACAAAAAGGCTTGGGTTGAAGCAGGGAATGATCCTCAAGTCTTTGATAATTTCTATATTCAAAAATCGTATTCACGAGATGAGAAGAACCGTCCTAATTGGATTGACATGCATATTGAAAGTGTAGGTGTATTATCTGCTAAAGAGATCTTAAAATATGGTGTTGGTATTCTTCGTAGAGAACTTGAAAGCTATATGAAGGCAGCTCTTGAAAATATTAGTCGCGAACGAGAGGAAGCAAGCTATTCTGTTTCTTTAGACCAAGGTGGACACACACTTGGTGCCCTAATTCAAGAAGTTATGTATGGAGACCTAAATGTAGATTTTGTTGGGTATGATATTCCTCATCCTCTACGATCGACAATGGTCATTCGATTTCATACCAAAAAGAGCCCAGAATCTGTTCTTAAAACAGCAGCTGATGCGATTGAGGAATATTGTGCGGTTGTAGAAAAGAGCCTATAATAATAATGGAGGTCATTCTCACATTTGATCCAGCTACAGAATTTGAAGCTATTGGAGAAATTTTTGAATTTCAAGAGGAAGTTCAAAGACCCGAAGAACTCCGATTTTTTACCTTAGATGAACAATTGTCAGATTATCAATCTAAGGTGCTATCTACCAAAACAAAGATCACAAGTTACGAACGAAAACAAATTTCAACTGAACTTGATCGTATTCGAAACACATATAATAGACTCATTGCTTTCAAAGATGGGTACAAAGTTGAAGATGAACGCAAAAAGGTAAGTATTCCTTGGATAACTCCAATCTATTCAGACTTTGAATATGTTCCGTATTCTTATGTAGAAAATTGGTTACCATTGATGGATAAGTCGCAAAGAAATGCGCCTAACTTTTATGACCGCATTTTGAAAGCTTTACCGAGACCTTTTAAAAACACTGAGCAAAAAGGTGTACCTGTTACAGAAAAGACATTTTTAGTGAATGAAGAAGGACAAAAAGGAATCCAAGCTCTTGGACTTTACTACCGAACAAAAGGAATCATTCATGAAGATGGTAGTTTTAGTGTAGAAAAGATACCGGTTGGCAACACAGAGGATGATATTCGTATCAAAGGATATCATTTAGGAAATCGCGGAGTTGAAATACCAAATACACTAGCTGATCACCCATTCTTAGCGTCTGCGAATCCATCTAAGATTCTTACAGATGAACCATTAGAAGATATATTTCCATCGATTACTGCTATTCTGAACCATGGAGTTCCTACAACAACTGACCCATATGTAGAAGGAACCAAATTTTTGAAAGTATATGATGTAAGATTGAGTCAAATTCCTTGGAAGTCTTGGAAGGAGCGATTTCCTCCAGTTGATACTATTTCTGCGAGTCCCAAAATTGCCTCTATTACATTTCCCGATGGATCTGAACAACAAACACCCTCTGAATCCCTACGTAAGAATTACTCAATTCCTTGGCACCCAAGTGTTCATTCAAGGTTCTGGTTGATGAAGCAGGAGGATTCAGGCACAACACTTATTAAATTATTATTATCAAAAGTTGGTGATGCTGGGACAACATCTCCTGAAATTGTAGGGGAAAAGCTTACTCAACAATATCCTATTTCAACTCCTGAGGATTGTTTGGTTACAGATAACTTCGATTCCTTCTTGAACTCTGGTGTCTATAGATCTCCTCCAATTGATGAAGTCAAAAA